TGATTTTTGTTTGGTTAAATTGTTTTTATTACTTATCTAATAAATATCTTTGTTTTTACCAAAGATTTCCTAACTTTTATTAAAAAGATAGTTATTTATCTTTAATTATCTTTTATATGGAAAACAAACAAAAAAACGTTAAAATAGGTCAGAAACACCACGAAATGTTAAAAAATTTTTGTGATAAAAATGGATTAAAAATTTATAAAGTATTGGAAAAACACATTGAGGAACTTTGTAAACCTAAAAAGAAGGACATTTACGGAGATGATTAGTATAGATAAGATATACTAATTTTTGACCCAACTTTAGGATTGGAGAGATATGTAATTTCATCGTCTCCCGTAATCTCAAACCCAACTGACTCTTCTTCAGCTAATCCATTGGTTTCAACTGTTATTAAACTATTGATGTAATTACTTAAGTTAAACACCGTTGATGTAGAGTAAATAAACTCTTCTTTTTCATATTGTAATAATTTACCCTTATTATCTAATATTACACTATTAATTCCTTTATAAAATTGTACCGTTATTATTGAGTTATTTAACGGAGGTTCAATAAAAGTAATCGTACTTGTAAAGTTTATAAACGTAAAACTTAAATCTCTTATTTGACCAATACCGTTCATTGAAACTGAAAATAAGGTTCCGATATTAGTTCCAACACTAAAATTAGTTTGTGTTCCGTCCGCAACAAAACTGACCGTTGTTATATTAATCGGCATGTTTTGACTCTGACTTGAAACGACATTATCTTTTATAAATTCGTACATAGATTATAATTTAAAATAAATATCCTACCGATATATTTGAATTTATTGATGGTCTATCCGATAAAATAATATACGAGTTATCATCTGAAACAATAAATCCGATACCTTGTTGTTCTGCCAATCCATTAATCTCAACTGTAACAACACTATTAATCATTTCATTTGTATCAAACATTGGTCTATTATTGGTTGGTGGGTCAAAAAAAGATCCCGAACCTGTGAATTGAAACTCTTCTCTAACAAAACTAAAAATTGTACCTGATGTTCCTACTATTCTACTATTTTTACTTTTATAATAAACAATGGTGAGTTTACTTCCGGCGGTTGGGATATATGGAGAAACAAATTCTATTTTTGAAGTGTAAGTAATATGTAAATAATTTGTATTTTTTGTTTGTAATACATCATTTACATAAACACCGAATAATGTACCAATACTTTCACCAACATCAAAAACAGTTTGAATTCCGTCAACTGCTAAATTTACAGTTTGTATTATATCATTAGTATTAACAACTTTATTGACACCAAATTTGGGATTGTCTTTTATAAACTCAAACATGGTAAATAATCTATTAATGGCGGGTTTCACTTCAAACTCCTCACTATCTATCAAATAACCTAACATTGTAAATTGGTAATTCTGAACGTAAAATCTACGTCCGTCAATCGTTTCAATTGGACTATTATCTTCAATCTTATCAAGAACAATAGGAATGTAATGTCCTTTAATCATTGTGTAATCTTGTCTTGACGCAAAGTGACGTAATATGATTTTATTAAACTTGTTTAAATCTCTAAATTTATTACATATAATTGTTACATCATAAGTAATATCCACAGGGATAGGTTGTGGGATTGTATATATATCCGCACCTAATTGTGAACCATTCCAATTCGGAACTGATGCATAATAAACTTGGTATCTATCGGGTATTGTTCTTTGAACTGCCGGATTTGTTCCAAATTGAACGTCAGGTTTTCTAATGGTTGCAATAAATGGAAGTTGCATGTTCCCGTCTTCATCACTAAACGACCAATTCTGCATAAACTCTCCCCATCTTTGTATTGTAAGAATTTTATTTATAATTGGGATTTGTTTACCGTCAGTTACAACCTTAAATGTTTTTGTAACATAATCTAACATACCCCTATCTAAATCATCGTGTAATATAGAATCGGGAAGATTCGTATCTGATTTGGTAATATTATCCAAAAGTTCCTGTCTCCTTTTAGTGAGTTCAGAACCTTTATAGATTTCAATATTTGTTTTTCTTTTAGGTATTCCCATGTTATACTCCTCTAAATGTATTGTCTTGTACCGCAGTACATACAATGTTTCTATAATATGGTTTGTAACCAAACATATTATGTTTATTATCTGATGTTACCTTTCCGTCATTTGAAACATTATAATATCTTGTTCTTGTTTCAGATTCAGGATATCCAATAAAATCTCCGTATTTAATGTCAACCTTCAATTCTTCTAAATGTTTTATATATACCGATAATGTCATATTACCTGGTTCGTTGTATCTTAATAACCCACCTTTATATGTACTATTCTTTGGTTCTTCTATTTTAACTAACGCATAAAACTCAATAGGTGGGAAATATTTAATTTCATCCACTCCAACTTCGGCGTAAACGTCGTCGTTTTCTGTTTTTTGTTTATCTACACGATATAGTACCAATTTTATCCCCAAATCACCATGAAGGTACTCCTGACCCATTTGAATATTTAAATCAAAGTCGTCTTGAGAAAGGAATTTGGACATTCTCGTAATAGGTAGTTTATTATTCATATCCATATAAATAGTTTAATCTTTCATTCTATTTAGTTATATTGTATATATTATATGGAGATAAAAATTCCCGAGATTGAAGCGAGAAGTATATTATTAACTTACGAAGGTTCCAATAACCAATTATTGGATTGGAAAAGAAAGATAGATGAGGTTAAAAATTTTAAGTTAACCAGACCCCAAGCTGAATATGTAATGAAATATTACGAATTGAGTCCAAAGGTCGCTAGAAAATATATTAATTTGGTTTCCACATTTGGAGAAAAAATTATGGAAGAAAGGTTATTACCTGTCCCTCCTGAAAAAATTTGGTGTGAAAAATTGTTATGTGAATCTGATAAAGCTTTTCATATATGGGGTAAAGTTTTAGATAGTGACCAAATGAGTGCAATGTGGTTACCAAAGTCCGCAATTGTCCAAGATGAGAAAAAGTTAAATCGTGTAATAGATTATAGTCCGTATGATAATCGTCCTCCTATGGAACATCAGAAAGTCGCCATTGAGAAATTATTAGCAAACAATAAGTTTATATTGGCCGATGATATGGGTCTTGGAAAAACGACGGCAGCGGTTATTGCATCAATGGAAAGTGGTGCGAAGAAAGTATTAATTGTATGTCCCGCGTCTCTTAAAATAAATTGGGATAGAGAGATTAAAAATTACACCGATAGAAAAGTATTAATAGTTGAAGGTCGTAAATGGGGTTCTACCTTTGATTACTACATTATCAATTACGATATATTAAAGAATTACCACACTACAGAAAAAAGTGAAGATAGTGATGACTATAAATTATTGGTAAATGAAAAGTTTGATTTAGCAATTGTGGATGAAGCACATTATGTTAGTAATAGCACGGCGAACAGAACTCGTTTATTGAATGATGTATTAGAAACCATACCACGAGTTTGGTTATTAACAGGAACCCCAATGACGTCAAGACCAATTAACTATTTTAATTTATTAAAGATTGTTGATTCACCTTTAACATTGAATTGGCAATCTTATGTTCGTCGTTATTGTAAAGGTTATCAATTCACAGTTGGAAATAGAAAAGTGTGGAACACAAGTGGTGCAAGTAATTTGGATGAGTTAAGAGAAAGAACAAAGTCATATGTTCTTCGTAGAATGAAAACAGATATTTTAGATTTACCTGAAAAAATTGTTACACCTGTATTTGTAGAGTTAAGTAGTAAAATGTATGATGAGGAGTTAGAAGAGTTTACAAGAATTAGTAATGATAAGAAGGACAATGAAACTATTAGTGTTACCTTAAATCGTTTAATGAAAATTAGACAACTTATTGCTTACGAAAAAATTCCATATACTTGTGAGATTATAGACAAATGTTTAGACCAAGGAAAGAAAGTAATTGTATTCACCAACTTTACAATGTCATTAGATATGTTACATGAGAAATACAAAAAGAACTCTGTAATATTAAATGGTAGTATGTCTAAAGAAAAGAAACAAGAAAGTGTTGATAGATTTCAAAATGAAGATAAGGTAAAAATATTTATCTCAAATATTATTGCTGGTGGTGTTGGTATTACATTAACCGCCGGTGAAGTTGTGGTTATGAATGACTTATCATTTGTACCTGCACATCATAGTCAAGCCGAAGATAGAGCATATCGTTATGGTCAACAGAATAGTGTATTAGTATATTATCCCGTTTTTGAGAATACAGTTGAGAAAATCATCTATAATATATTACAAAAGAAAAAAGGAATCATCGACCAAGTTATGGGAGATGGTGAATACTCAGAATCGTTCAGTAAGGATTTACTTAAAAGTCTCTTGTAATTTTATAAAAAACTCAGACAATTCATTTGATAAATTTTCATCTAAAAAATTACCAATTGTTATCATTACGACATCATCTTTAATTTCCATTAAATTGGTACCGCTTTTAACATATTGTAATTCAATTATTAATTCAGGTTTGTTATAGATAAATTCTGTAATTTTATGTAAAGTTTCAGGTACTTCCATATGTTCATTAATTTTTATTGGTTGTAATATTTCCTTACGGAAAGTATGATTTATAGTTCCTCTTATTATATATTGTAATAAATTTTGAAATGTGACTATTGTTGTTTTATTGTCTTTAAAATCAACAAAACAATAATATTTAGCTTTTGATTTTAAATCATTAACTGAACTTTCAACAACAAAACCTATTTCATTTTCTTGAATTATTTTTCCCGATTTAACTTGTATTGTTATTATTTCACCACAATCATTTTCAATTATTATGTCAATACCTTTAAAATCGTTACCGTCCCCTCTCATAATACTAAAATCCATTTTAAGTATTTTACAGTCAGGAAAAAGTTCCCTTATTTTATACATAACTGCAATAGTGGTTACCTGACCTCTTCCCCAAGATTTATTACAACGACGCCAAAAATTTTTAAAATATTTTTCTTCAATGTTCATAGTAAAAAATAAATCAAAGTTCTCATCTACAAATTCAAATAACTTATCAATATTTTCAAATAACGTGGTCGGATTATCGTAATCTAAGGTTTCATTTTTAAAATGTTTATATAAATAAAAGAGATCTAAAGTACAATAAGGATGTGTATTAACGGTATTTCTCCAACACCAAATTGATTGTTCATTTAAAATACCATAATTTCCTCTCCACCAGAAACCCCAAATTCCAAGTCTCTCACCATTTCTTTTGAAGACCTCATTACATTTTTTAATATAATATGACTTAAATGTATCATTCTGAAAAAGGTTATGAAAATAATTGTGTCTTAAATTATAAGGACTGTAAGGATATATTTCTATCATAAGTTCAAATTTACACTATTTATTAGAATATACCAAATTATGGCCACTATTATTACACCGGAAGAAAGAGATAAATTATATACGCAGGTTTTTCACCTTTTGGGGATGCCAGTTCGTGGAATTGAACTTACACAGGAACAAATGGATACCTTTTTAGAGTTATCTCTATCAGAATACGAACAATACGTTAGTGATTGGTTAATTGAGTCTCAATGGTCAGCATTGGCCGGACTTGATTTAGATACACAATCCCTTTCAAGGGCTTTCACAACAAGAAGTTTAGATTACGAAACTCAATATACTCACTCATATTCCAAAATTGTAGGTTTACAGGCTGGAGGAACAAGTGAATTAAAGAAGGACTATTTTACAGTTTCACAAGGTCAACAAGTATATGAAATCCCTGCTGGTCGTGAAATTAACGAGTTATTATACTTTACACGTGCAACTTTAAATGACTCAATTGTTGATCCATTTTTAGGTGGTTTTGGTGCACTTGGTGGTGTTGGTTTCGGTGGTGTGGGTGGATATGCTCAAGTTGGGACCGCTGGTTCATATTTTATGACACCGGGTTTTGACCTATTATTAAGAATGCAAGATAGAAACTTTAAGAGTAGAATGATTGGTGGTGATTTAACTTATAAGATTACCGCGGGTCCTGAAGGTAAGAAATTGGTACACCTTTATAACGTACCAGGTGGTAAATTTGACTTTGGTTCTATCGCTAAAAATAACTACAACGTTTGGTATTGGTACTATGAAACTATGGATAGAGATACTTGTTTAGAGAAAAACAAAGATGTTATTAAATTACCTTCGGATGTAATGACGGAAGAATTAACATGGGGTAGTTTAAATAAACCTTCACAGAATTGGGTTAGAAAATATCTAATCGGTTATTCTAAAGAAGGTTTAGGTCGTATATGGGGTAAGTTTTCAGGTGATTTACAAGTTCCTGATAGTACAATTAAATTAGATTACAGTTCATTAATTACTGAAGGTAAAGATGAAAAATCTAAATTGGTTGAAGAACTTATGGCAAGATTAGAAAGATTACGTCCTGACAAAATACTTGAAAGAAAAGCAGGTGAGGCAGAGAACCTAAACAAATCTCTTAAGTTTAGAGCAATGCCTGCACCTATTAATATTATCTAACTTTCTATTGCGTGTAATGCATAATCATTACCATTAGTCTCAATAATTTCCTCTTCATTTGATTTGGTACTTTGTTCTTGAAACGAAATTACTTTTCTATTGTGGTCAACCCAAAATGGGTCGGCAAGTTCTAAACTATTTTCCACATACATAAAGTAAGGGTCTCTACCCACACGATTCCAAAATAATACTTCACTATCTGATAAAGTCATTACCTCATCTAATTTATCTTGACCTTCTTCTTTTAATGGAAATCCATTAACTAATTCACATTGTAATTTTGTAAAGAATTGTCTTTGGTCAGGTGATTCAATTAATATATCTTCTCTAATTGATGGATGAAAAACAACTAACAATGGTTCAACACGTTTGTTAAAATTATTAAGATAACGAGGAACATTATAATCACCTTTTAAATCAGGATTATTTAATATTTCTTTTTCATCAATCATATAACAATTCACTTCAATGTAATCTTCGGGCATTGGCGTACCATGTTTTGCAAGATATTCTTCTAAAACTTTCTTACTAGGTCTACTAACTTTCTGAACATCTCCAGATGATTTCTTAACACCATTATTTACATAATAAATTGTATCTCCTAATCCTGCGGGATAATCACTTCTCATAATTAATTCCATATGTGCTTGACGAGACATTAATGAACCAGCTTTAGTTGTCTTCTGAACATACTTTCTATAATCATTAATAGATTGTTTAACACGAGCTTTATTTGCAATTTTAGATAATGGAATTTCTTTATTATAGATTTTACTTACAAATTCATAATATAATTCCACAAAAGATAATCCATCACCATTTAACAAATACTTTAATCCTTCATCTAAAAACTCTACGATATATGTTTGTAATTTTTTTGATTTGATTGTGTTACCTGTTAATTTAATTTTCTCTTTTCCTTTCTTCATCATCTTAATGATATAGTTCTTACGAGAAACATTAATACAAGCCGGCGCCACATAGTCAATATCTAATCCCATTTCATTTCTCATAAAGATATCATTGAATTCTGCGGTGTCCGCTTCAATACCTTTATATTCTTTTCCTAATGTAACCATTTCATTTAATCCTTTACCAACATAAACCGTATCATCAATATTCAATGGTGTTTCAAAGTTCACACCATCCGTGTCCATTACCAAAGGTTTATAACCTTTCTTCATATAGAACATAATCATCATCCTTAAACACTGACGACCAACACAGGTAATGGTTTCACCCATATTCATATCTCCCCAAGGGAATACGTGTGGTGCAGATAAACTACCGAAATAAGCGTTGATAAAAATCTTAATTGGTAATTGTTTTCTATCATACATTTCAGCAAGAACTGGATCACTATTTTTTAATTCACCAGCAAGTAATTTATATTTGATACGAATATCACGGAAATATTTTAACATTGATTTTTGTACACCCATCACATCACAATCAGGGAACACATCATATACAAGTTGAATTGATGGATAAAGTGATGCGTAGTCAAACTTAACAATGTTCTTTGAATAACCTACGTTAAGTAATCTTGATAAACCACCAGTGATTGCACGTTTCTCATCTTTTGCTGGTATTGCTAAATTGTTTTCATAAGACCATGCTAACATAATAATTTTCCATAGTGTTGCAGTTCCCATTGTTGCAATTCTTTCATAAGTGGTAGGTACAAGTTTTGATAATAAGAATGTTGATTGAGAAAATGAATCATCTACAACCATAGTCTCATACAAGTCATCGTCAAGATATTGTTCCACAATTTTTCTTCCTGTCCATATCTCAAATTTACCAGGATATTTCTGTGTTAGATTTTCTGTACCAGGTTCTCCAATTTGTTTGTAGTTTCCTGTCTTTGGATTTACATAATAACTTTCGTTATCAAGATATATTTTTGAAATCTTTGCACCATCTACGTATACACGATTAGGTTTTTCTTTCTCCAAATATGTTGTAATATATTTTAATCCCCAACTTTTAATTTCAGAATTGATAGCTTGTGCTCTACGAACTGAATGTGCAATATCAATAATATTAAATCCCCATATAACGTGTTGTTTGTATGGTTCAATTTCATTTGCAAGTTTTAACATTCCTTCCTTCTCTTTCATTCCTTGCGTTGTGAATATTTGTGTAAGACCATTAACGTCAACACCAAGTATTTCTGCACGTTTTAATATAAATGGCCAGTCAAAGAACGCGGAGTTATAACCTGCAACAATGGTTGGTTTTAAATCTTTAATATACTTGAAAAATCTTTCTATACATTTCTTTTCACCGTCTTCACCAAATGCTGCAATTGTTTCGTTCATACCACGATTGTCTTTAACTCCAATTAATATAATAACACAAGTTTCAGGGTCAAGACCTGTGGTCTCAATATCAAATACAAATCTATTAACACCACTATATTCATCAATACCTTTAAATAATCTTTTTTTCTTCTGTATAAGATATTGTTCTACAGGGTTTAATACGGTAAAATGTTGTCTAACTTTTTCGTCCCATGGATTTAATCCGCCCATTCTAAAGAACGATACTAAATCCGTATATGATTTAATACTCTTAACAATATGGGTCATACCATTTTCTAAACGTTCGTTGCCGTGTGTATCTAACTTTTCAATTAATATCCCAAACTCACCCATACGTTTTTTCTGCATGGCCTTTGAGTTGTTATAAAAATTTAATCCTGTTAAATCACCTACCCATATAAACGGTGTAAATGTATCAGATTTAATAATTTTTCCTTCAATTGGGTCTTGAATAATTTTCCAAATTGTATTGGTTGGGTAGTCATATTCAACACCGACGATATACATTTCGTCGTCACCACCATTGAGGAAGCCTTCAATAACTTCCTGAGAGATAACCTCTTTCATCTTTTAATTTTTTTTAATGTGACGTATTAGCTTGTGATTAAATCACAGTTTGCCTTGTTTACATTAATAAGTATAAGAAAAAAAGGAGGTATTAAAAAATATTAATGTATAATTTTTCCTTAACGGGTAATATAAGTTTATTACCATTATCAAACGACACATTTACTTTTCCTTCAAATTTACCTATTTCAGATGTCTGTTGTTCAGTGAATCTATAAACGATATAATATTCGTCAGTCGTTTGGTTATATAATTTTGTTCTTGTTGTGATATTACAAGTTTCATTTAATAATACGGGTTCACCGGTACTAACATCAAACATGTCAAATGTGATTGTTGCATTTTCCAATAAATCATTAAATGATGATTTGTCGTTTTTACCGTCATCAATCATCCTCATTTTTAATATTGGGTCAGATGCCCCTTGTCTTATAAAGAATTCCATATGTTATAAATATATATTTTTGTTATAAACCGTATTTAGATTTGTCTGCGTTATAGTTATTCAAAACTTCAGTTGATGTTAATGCACTACTATATAAACGGGTTATACCAATCTTACCATCAAAGTATTGTGGGTATTCACCATTATTATATGAACCAATGTATAAGTTTGTAGTAGTGTTTAATATACTTGCTAAACTGTGATTTACAGTACCGATACTAACACCATTAACAAATGTTTGAAATGTATTGGCCGCAACATTAGTAAATACATAAACTATTTGATACCATGTATTAAGTGTTGCGGTGTGGTTTGTACTATTAACAAATAGTGTTGATCCTGAACCCGCACCCGAACCATATTGTCCATAAAATGTTGAAGCAGTTGTTCTAACACTATAACCCACACTTGTTGTTAACCCAGCTGCGTTAAATTTACCAAGTACTACATCATTACCTGCTACTGATTGATTCACCCAAACTTCTACTGTCCAATCACCACTTCCCGGTTCTAATGCCGCATTATCTGCAACTGAAATTTGTGATGAAGAACCATTGTATGTGAAGTATGGTGATGTATATGTTATATTACTCATTGTTCCATTCAAATCATTACCTGATAAATCATTAATTGTTGTTCCACTACCAGGATATGAAGAAAGGTTTGATGGGTCGTAATGTAATACTAAATTGCTTGTAGTTATCCCACTTGCGGCGACACTTGGTGTGGGTGTAACTGAATTGGTAGGTGTGACCGTATTAGTGGGGGTATTAGTGGGTGTATTCGTTGGAGTTTGCGTAGGTGTTTCAGTAACCGTAGGAGTTGGTGTGTTAGTTGGAGTAGGTGTTGGGGTTTCACTTCCTGTTGGTGTTGGTGTGTTAGTCGGTGTATTAGTCGGCGTTTGCGTTGGAGTAACGGTATTTGTTGGTGTCGAAGTAATTGTGTTAGTAGGAGTGTTTGTAGGTGTAATACTTGGTGTTGGTGTATTGGTTGATGTATTAGTTGGTGTAACAGTATTAGTAGGAGTAACAGTATTAGTAGGTGTTGGTGTGTTAGTTGGTGTTGGTGTTGGGCTTGGTAAAACATCTGAACAACCATATATTGAATAATTTGGTTTAATTGATGTTAAATAATGATGATTAACATGAACAAAATCCAACGGTTCTTCAAAATACTTAACTTGTTTTAAAACACCATTAAGTGAATTATTACCAAAAATTTGTACGATTTCATTTTCAGAAGACCTTAATGATGGAATTATTTCCTCAAAGTTTTCTAATTTATATATTCTTTTACCGTTATGATAAATTTTAAGTGTTCCTAATCTTTTTTGTTTTTCTCCTGCCCATTTTTTATTTAATTCTTCCACATAACTATATTCAGTATCCCCCGTAATCCAATTTAATGATCCGGTAACCATTGTATAACCTGTGGTGATTTGTGTTGAGTGACCTATAAATGAACCCGAAAAGAAACTACCAGTATCACCAGTTGTCGGAGCCCATAATTCATCAGTATAACTAACTGCGTGTGGACCTAATATTAAATCATTAAATCCCCCCTCATTCTCAATCTCACAACCATAAAGATATGTGTATCTATCAAATGTGATTGTAATATTAAAATCGTCATATATTCCATTTGCACATAATTCAGGAGTATTACCTGTTATTGTGTAATATGACTCCGTGTACCCACTATCTGGATTACATAATCCCGAATAATGAAATGACTCCCATTTTATCTTTTTATTATTGGTAAATGAGAATGTTAAATTATTATCCGCGTAATTCCCATTAGCCAAATCATCTTTAATTCCTAAATAGTAAAATGTCGTTCCAGTTACTAATCTATCAAAAACCAAATCTAATGTCCAACCCTTCTCTGTTCTTCTACGAACAGTAAAATCACAGGTGTCTCCCGTATAACGAGTATTCACCGCAACTTCCCAAGGTGAAGTTAGTCCCGTTAAACAAGAAGAATCGATAGTTAGTCCTGTATATGTTATTTCCGTGTCGAAATCTAAGACCTCTTCATTATAATCCATTTGAACTTTTGATAGTTCATAGTCATATAATTCGGAATAATCTACCTTTAAATCGAGTTTGGAACCGTAAAATCTTAAAATATTCTGATTAGCCATGTTTATATAAATATCTTTCATAACATTTGATATTTATATAAAAGTCCATTTAGATGAATAATTTTATAAAACAGGTAATTGAGGAGAAATTTGCATCAAAAGCACAACAAAGATTCTTCTATGCAAAAGCCAAAGGGGGTAAAAATAAGAAGTGGTCCAAATGGGCCAAAGAGTTTTCTGATAAAACAGATTATAATAAAATACCTGATAAAGTAGAAAAAGAAGAAGAGGTGGATGAGATTGTAGATAAAAATGGTAATATCTTAACAAGTAAAAAACCTTCGGATTTAGATGCTAAAGGTGTTAGTTCCGATTCAACAAGTGATGAAGTGGCTCTAACTGGTAAAGGTATGATGGGTAATTACGGTATGACTAAGGTTCAAAACTACACAAAGTTCTGGGGAGAGGGTAAATTAACCAAAGGAGAACTTATTGAAATTGCAATGAAAGATGCTCTTGGATTTGATGCAACAATGGGAAATGACGCAGATTACGAAGAGGCTGAAGAATATTTTGAAAAAGATTTAGGTTTGGACAGTGAAGAAACTGAAGATAGAATGGATCAAATGGGTTATGATAAAAATTTACCTGACGATAAGGTTAGATTAGTTGAGAACCCAAAGAAGTATATGGAGGAATATATTGAGAGTATTCTTAAAGGTAGAAGTAAAGATAATGATGTTTTAGAAAAGGAAAAGGAAGAAGTTGAACCAAAAGAAATACACCCAATTATTAAAAGACAACTTAATTCATTAAAAAATAGTATGGATAGTCACGGTTTAACTGCTGACGATGTAATTAATTATATTAAAAAAGATAATGAATAAGGATTTAAAACATAGGATATTTGATATACCGCAGAACATTTTAGATAAGATTAACCACACAATTGTTGGTCTTAACGGAACACATGTTCATGGTGTACAAAGAGCTAAGAAACTTTTAATAGATAAAAAAGTTAAATATGGACAGTTAAAAAGAATTATACATGACTTACAAAATATTGATAAAATTGGTGATAGAGTTAGGTATGACTTGGCTGGTGGTGAATTAATGGATATGTGGTCCAAACAATACCTACAAGGTGAAAGAGATATGGTGAGTAATAGAAAAGACGGAAGAAAACAGGCTGATGATATTGGTGGGATAACAGGGGAAAGAAAAAATAGTCATTTGAAAAAACATTCAAAGAAGCCAGATTTCTTACCTCCTTTGAATATGATGAAAAGTAATTCACATAAATCTTCAATATCAAGTATTAAATTATCAGGTTTGTTTGAACAATTACAAAGAATAAAAAAATTAATGTTATAATATGGCAAAGACACAATTAGAAGTTATCGCTGAAAAATTAAGAACACAAGAAGTTGTTATTAACAGATATTCAGAAAAAAATGGTTATGGTATCACAAGTAAAAATGCACTTTCCGACGGAGATGAATTAGGTAAAGGACAAGTTGGTGATACGGGTACTGTCGGTTCATTAACTGATATTAACACAAGAATTCAAATTATGGCAACCAATAAATATAGTGGTGAAAATGGATATGGTGTTACAAATCCTAATGCAATGTCAGATGGTGACGAATTTGGTAAAGGACAAATTGGTGATAATGGACAAGTTGGTTCATTAACCGATATTAATACAAGAATACAAGTTATTAATAAAAATAAATTTGGTGAAACCAACAAATATCCTGATTTCGAATAATGAATTTTAATCAAACATTCTTCGATGTTATTGAAGAACAAAATATATTAAAGACGACTAAAACAAAACCTATTGTTGATGCAATCAAAAGTAGGAATAAGATATCTTTTTTTTATAGTGGGCCAAGAAAACCCGCAAAAAATAGTGTTAAACCAGGTAATAGAATTGACGCAGAAGCGGTTGCGTTAGGTTTAAATAAAAAAGGTAATTTAGTTGTTCGTGCGTATGTCCAACCACCATCAGTATCCAAAAAAGGATTTGATAAAACAGGTTGGAGAACTTTTATGGTTGGTCGTATGAGTAATTTAAAGGTTAGTGATAGTAAGTTTGACCAAAAAAGACCCGATTATAAAGAAGGTGACGATAAATCTATGAGTGTTACTTATGTAACTTCCGATTGGACAAATAAACCTGAAGTTAAAAAACCAAGGATTGTTAAACCTATTGTTACTAAACCAACTACTCCTACAACTGAACCTACGGAACCAACACCAACAGAGCCGGAGGTTACAACATCACAAGAACCAAAGACAACAGAGTTACCTCAACCAAAACCTCAAACTAAACCTGAACCAACACCACAAGATACGGTTGATAAAGGAAAAGAACTATATAAAGCTAAAGAAGTTGATTGGATTAATAAACAAAAAGAGGTTGGTGGTAATACTAAACCAGGTCAAGGTACAAGAGAAAGATTTAAAAAGGAAGTTGAAAAAGAATTACCTCAACCAAAACCAACAGAAAAACCTGTTGCAAATCCTGAAGAAGAGGATGAAAATAAGAAACTTCAAGAAAGTATTAAAAACATTAAGCGTTTAATGTTTTCATAAAAAATATTATATTAAAATAAAATATTTATTAGTATGTCACAAGGAAAAGGAACAATATCATCTAACGATTTAATGCAAAAATTAGTTAATGCTAAAAAGGTTATGAATAAAGTAGACGGCGGAAACTACGAAAGAGGTCATGTAAATGAAGAAATGTTAAGGTCTAATCCAGAAGATTTAATGAATAGTCAAGATTTACCACAACAATCTTCTACAAAACAAATGGGTATGCCGTCTGTTGATAAAATACAAAATTCTAAATTACCTGACGCAATTAAAAAAGCAATGATTGAGAATCCAATTCAACAAATATCTTTAAATGATACACTTGATATGGATTTCTTAAAAGGTGCTAAAAGATTAATGGAACAAGAAGGTGTCGGTAAAAAACAACCACAACAAAAACAAGTAGTACAATATAATAGTAATATTGATATGGGGGCAATTGCCACACTTATTGAAAATACAGTTCGTAAAGTGATGGACGAAAAGTTAAATCAAATATTAACAGCATCAACCACAGCATCAATTAATGAAAATTTAGTATTAAAGGTAGGTGATTCAATATTCAAAGGTAAAATCACTGGTGTAAATAAAGCAAAGTAATTTTGTTTTCTCATTTTTATTTCTTATATTATAGACATATAATAGTAATTAATGTCAAAAATTAGAATTTTAGCGATTCCCTCGGATAAACACGGAGTAGGTAAGTTTAGGATGATGGACCCTTACCAATTTATTGGTGATAATCATTCGGATGATATCCATGTTGATATCTCATATAATGCAGATAACAATGATGAATATTTTTTAAATTACGATATCGTCGTATTTCATACGTTCATACATCAAACAAATCACGAACAAAACATTGGAAGAATAAAATGGTTGCAATCCAAGGGTATTAAAGTTATTATGGATATTGATGATTTGTGGTTTGTCGATCAAAGACACCCAATGTATCATCACGTTAAAGCGTCTAAGATAGGTGAGATGAAAATCGACATGTTAAAAGCAGTTGATTACGTTACAACGACGACACCAATTTTTGCTAAAACAATTAAAGATAAATTACATATAAAAAATATTGAGATTTTTCCAAATGCAGTTAATGAAGATGAACCTCAGTTTAAGAGAGAACCAATTAAGTCAGATAAAATTAGATTTGGTTGGTTAGGTGGTTCATCACACTTACACGATATTGAATTAATGTCAAATGGTATTTCTTCAACGCACAACAGTTTCAAAGATAAAGTACAATTTGTGTTATGTGGATTTGACTTAAGAGGAAGTGTCACTGAAATTAACCAAGAAGGAAAACAAAGACAACGTCCAATTCAACCAACAGAAACTGTTTGGTATAAGTATGAAAAATTCTTTACTGAAGATTATAAAGTATTAAGTCCTCAATATAAAAGTTTTTTAAATACATTTGTTGATACACCATATGATGATGAAAATGAATCATATAGAAGAAGGTGGACAAAGGACATTAAAACATACGCATCAAATTATAATACATTTGACGTGTCTTTGGCTCCGTTAGTTGAATCTCAATTTAACGCTAACAAATCACAATTAAAAGTTATTGAAGCTGGGTTTCATAAGAAAGCAATTATTGCAAGTGAAACTGACCCATATACATTAGATTTAATTTCAGCAATTAACGACGGTAAGTTTAATGATAATGGTAATGCATTATTAGTTAACCCAAGAAGAAATCATAAGGATTGGGCAAAACATATGAAACGTTTAGTTGAGAATCCAAATATGATTGAAGATTTAGGTAATCGTTTATATGAAACAGTAAAAGACAAATACTCATTAAAAAAAGTTTGTCAAGATAGAGTAGAATTTTTTAAATCAATAATAAAATAAAACAACATGCATTATTTAGTTACAATCGGTTATGAAACCGAACAAATGGACAGAGAAGGAAACCCTCGTGTTAAAAAGTACAAGTACATTATCGAAGCGGAATCGGTAGAAGAAGCAACAATTGTCGCATCAAAGTACAGAGCAGGTGACACACGTTCAAGTGAAAGCATTTCAGTTGCTAAAATGGCAATTGAATGTATCATTGATAGTAAGAACACACCTGAGTATTACAAAAGTAAATAACAATTAAACACCAACTGATATGGAGTTCTATAGTCGTGAAATACAAATTATGCGTCAATCGCAAAGTAAAATGGCTTTAGAGTATGTCACAACAGTTGGTGTTTCTGTTACTTTAGAAGAGTTAATACGAATAACTGATTTATTCGTAGAAATATGTTTAAGACCCCAAGATGATGACCTTAAAAGAAGAATAAAGGCGTTAGATAAATGGTTGGAAGAAAAGAAAAAATAAAATGGAAAAAGAAGAAATAGAACAGTACCTAAAAAAATTAGAAGAGATTGAAAAAACACTTAATGACGATACTGATGAAAGTCAGGATATGAGTTATTTAAGTGAGTTAGAAGATGTTTTAAATAAATTATCTGGAGAAATTATTAATGATGACGCACCAAAAAATGTTAATACTCCTGTTGCCGGACGAAACATAATTAACACTCAACCAACAATGACGGGAGGTGGTACTTTAGTTAAAGTTAAAAAATTAGTTCCTGAAGCTGTAATCCCATCATATTCAAAAGTTGGGGATGCTGGTATGGATTTAACAATCACAAAAGAAATAGAAAATACATCATTTAGTGTTTCTTATGGATTTGGTATTGCAATTGAAATTCCACAAGGTTATGTCGGTTTAGTATTCCCACGTTCATCTGTACGTAACCAAGATTTAATATTATCAAATTGTGTGGGTGTTATTGATAGTGGATATAGAGGAGAATTACAAGCCACCTTTAAGAAAACAAATGGTTTGGACTCAATTAAATACAAAGTTGGAGATAGAGGAGCTCAAATCATCATATTACCTTATCCTACCATATATATGACGGAGGTTCTTGAATTATCTAATACAGAAAGAGGTGAGGGAGGATTTGGATCTACTGGTGTTTGATGATATTTATAAACAATAAACAGAACTTTTAAAACTATCAATTTTGGCATATAAAACTAGAACCAAAACAACCAACCACCCACCCGTATTAGTAGAAGAGAAGAAGATATCACATAAGGATAGGATTAGACAAATCATCAAACGTCCTAAAGAAAAGTTCCTAACGAAAAACCAAGAAATTTATTGGAACATTCTTGGAGAAAATCAAATAACATTATGTTTCGGTCCCGCAGGTGTAGGTAAGTCCTACATAGCAATGAAACGTGCTGTGGACCTATTATACGACGATTCTAACAAGTATGAGAAGATTATCATAGTTAGGCCCGCAGTTGAAGCTGAAGAGAAATTAGGGTCACTTCCAGGGGGTTTAGAAGAGAAATTAGACCCATACATTTATCCGTCATATTATCTATTAAACAAAATTATTGGTAAGGAATCAAGAGAAGAACTAAAAGACCAAGGTTATATTGAGGTTGCTGCTCTCGCTTACATGAGAGGTTGGAACGTAGATAATACTATTCTTGTTTTTGAGGAAGCACAAAATGCTACCCCATCACAAATTAAGTTATTATTAACTCGTATTGGATTTAATTCCAAATTTTTCTTATCAGGAGACCTTGAACAATCAGATAAATTTAGAGATAAAACTAAATCTGGTTTATTTGATGCCAAAATGAGATTACAAGATGTTAAGGGAATTGGTATTTTTGAATTTGGAATGCAAGACATTGTACGAAACCCAATCATTGGTGAAATATTGAATAGGTACGATTAAAATAATTATTAAATTACATATTTTGACCCACATCGTTTACTATAATGGTGTGGGTTTATTATTTACTTATGGTTATGAATATGTTATATTTTTATTATGGAAATTTTTATTAGTATAGATGGTGTTATAAGAAACACAATTCAAAAATTTGACTTTCATTATAAGGATTCTTATTTGGATAGTGAAAGTGAAGATGTCTTTGAATACGACATAACGGAACCAATTCAAAACGACAATTTATTAAATTCTTATAAATTTCAATCACAAGAAGAATTTGAATATTTTTTATTTGTTGAATACCCAATTGAAATATTTGGTCACGCTGGTTTGAGTTACTCCACCACATTTACGGATTTACATAAAATGATTTTTGATAATCCTGAACACAATTTTACATTAGTTGGTTTAGATGAATTAGGTAAAGCAAAACCTGCAACACTTTTCTTCTTATCAAAAAATGGATTCATGGGTAATAATATTAAATCTATTAAAACTGAAAACTTAAATGAGAATTGGAATAAGTGTGATGTTTGGATTACTGATTGTAAAAAAATTGTTGACTCGTGTCCAAGTGATAAAGTTGTAATTAAATTTAATACGACTTATAATCAATACTTTACAAATAAAAAAGAAATAACTAAATTAACAGAAATACAAGAACCATGGTTGAAATCTTTGGAAAAATCTACTACATTGACCTTGACGGAGTCACAGACAAATGTAGAACAGGAAAAAATATAAAAGACGAGGATGGAGAAGATGTTACCGAGGTAAACATTTTCAAATATGAAATTATAAAAATGTGTTTAGATAGAGTGTTGGCCGAGTTTGAACAAGTAGATGAAGAACTTGGTGAATTCGCACAAAACAATACAACCACATCATTTAAAATTGCATTTAACACACTAATAAAAAATCAAATATTAATAGAAGACGATGAGTAATAACGAAAACATAGAAAAATTAGAATCTGCTTTAGGTAGATTAAATAACAATGAAAGTGTTGTTTATTTTTTAACATACGACACTAAAACAAATGCAAGAGCATCAGTAAAATACATTTACGATTTAGCATTAACACTTAATAGAAATGGTAGAAAATCCAAAATTTTAGTTGAAGATAAAAACTATGTTGGGGTTAGTTCTTGGTTAAGTGAAGAATATAGTGAATTAGAGATTGTATCTATCAAAGAAGATAAAGTTGAAATTAAAATTGAAGATGTCTTAGTTGTTCCCGAGTATTACGGAAACACATTACAACAATTATCAAACATTAGATGTATTAAAGTTTTATTGATACAACAAAAAGAATATATGTTTGAGACATTACCAATTGGTAGTAGGTATAGTGAATATGGATTTGATAAAGTTATTACCACAACTGAAAGTGCAAAAAAATACATTTTAGATTACTTCCCTGAAAGTTTAGTGTATATTATTCCGCCAATTATTGGAGATAATTTTAAACCAATTAATTTACCATTAAAACCTTATGTGGCAATCAGTTGTAGAGATAGAGCGGTACATAGAAAATTAATTTCTGAATTTTATTTGAAGTTCCCACAATTGCGTTGGATTACTTTTAGAGATATGGTTCAGATGTCTTATGATGAGTTTTCGTCAAACTTAAAGGAATGTATGGTATCGGTATGGGTTGATGATGAAAGTACGTTTGGTACATTCCCATTAGAATCTATGAAATGTGGGGTTCCTGTAGTCGGTAAAATTCCTGACACTGAACCAGATTGGTTAAGTGAAAATGGTATGTGGACATACGATGGTAATAAGTTAGTTGAATTATTAGGTACCTATATTTTAGCGTGGATTGAGGGTATTGAATTAACTGACGAAGTTAAAGATAAAATGAAAGAAACGTTATTACCTTATGACACCGAAATTACAAAAAATAATATTTTATCAATATTTGGTTCATTAATAAATAAAAGAGTTGATTCTATTCAATCGGCATTAGACAAATTAAAACAAGAAGAAACAGTATAATATGAAAAATATAACAGTAATTTTACCTTTACATAAATTAGATGATGATTATAAAGTTATGTTAAATAACGCGTTATCGTCTATCGAGGATTTCCACAATGATGTTAAAGTGTCAATTGTTTGTCCAAGTAAATTAAAAAAAGATTTAGAGAATCTTTCTGAAAAATTAGAAATTGAAATTGTGGTTAATAAAGGTGAAACAGATTTTTGTTCACAAGTTAATTTAGGTATTGAGAAATGTGATACTGAATGGTTTACTATTTTAGAGGTTGATGATGAATTTAGACCTATTTGGTTAAAATCAATCAACGATTATATGAAAATTTATAAAGATGTTGATGTATTTTTACCTATTGTAAGAGACATTAATACTGATGGTAAATTTGTAAGTTTTACAAATGAATCAGCTTGGGCATATGGTTTTACTGAAATGCAAGGATTCATTGACAATGAAGTATTATTAGATTTCCAAAATTATCAAATAAGTGGTGGTTTATATAGAACCCAAGTTATTAAGGATAACGGTAGTTTAAAAGAAAATATCAAATTAACATTCGCATACGAATTCTTTTTAAGATTAACACACAATGGTATTAGGGTCATGACAGTTCCTAAAATCGGTTATCAACATGTAAACTTAAGAGAAGACTCATTATTTTGGGATTACAAGAATAATGAAAAACAAAAACTGTCAGAAAATGAGGTTAAATTTTGGTTGGAAACTGCCAAAAAAGAATTCTTTTTTAAGAATAAACGAGATGTAAATTATGAAACAGTTTAAATGCCGAGACCACGAACCCAAAAAATATACTTTGGTGAGGATCAAGAAAAAGCCGTCGTTAATTACCTAGAGAGTACTGACGAAGACGAAAGAAACAAAATATTCAATGAGTTTTTAAGAGAACCATTAGTTATTATGGTTGAAAGTATTATTAGAAGATATAAATTATATAGGAAGGATATGGAATTTGAAGAAATTCACACCGACACTATGTCTTTTTTAATCACCAAAATTAATAAATTTGACCACACAAAGAACACTAAAGCGTATTCATACTTTGGAACTATCTGTAAAAACTACCTTATGGGAGCAATACAGAAAGACACTAAAGAACAGAATAGACAAGTATCTTATGATGACATATCATCTGACATTGAAGATAGAAAAGATTTGTCTTATGTTATTGATGAACATATTATTGATTATCAAAGTGTTATAATTAAATTAACCATTTCTTTAGAAAACTTTATTGAGAAGGAAAACCTAACGGAAAACGAACAAAAATTGGGATATGCCTTGTTAGAGATTTTTAGCAATTTTGATAAAATATTCCAAGTTGGGGATGGTAATAAATTCAATAAGAACCTTATCTTACTCTCATTACGAGAAATGACCTCATTATCCACAAAAGAGATTAGAGTATCCCTAAAACGTTTTAAAAAGATGTATGACGGTATTTTGGTTGGATTTTTAGAATAAATCTATTTATTGATATGAGAACACAAAGAAACAATATTACTTTAGATGTTGATTCGGCGTTAGCCCTAATGCAGGAAATCTATAACGATGTTGTAGAGAATAGAAATACTGCGTCCCAAATTTTGAGAAAAATGATGGGATTTATGAAGGACGCTGAAGATATGAGTACAATTGGACCTGTTATTAAAGAACAACAGAAGATTTTAAACGATTGTACCGAGAAGAAAATTTCATTAGTTAAATTACAAAGTTTACTATTAAAACAAACTACAGGTGGTGGTAATGGAGGTGGACCAATGGGTAAACTTACATTATCGGATGAAGATAGGGAGTTATTAGATAAACTGGTAAATGATGGTTCAGATAATAAACCAAGTAATTATTCATTATAATGTCATCATTAAACGATAAATTAAGCGATCCAGCTTTTCAACAGAAATCAATAGAACAACCAGAAAAAGGACAACCCACTCCCAAAATATCTAAAACAAAGGTTTTAATTGCTAGAATTAAAGGGAAAATTCAGGCTGTTAAGGAATTTACCGAAAAGTATAACAATGCAATAGATGAGGATGGTTTTGGGGGTATTATTGATTTTAATGGAGATGGTCCATTACTTGCGGATGCAAAAAGAAAAATAAAGAAAAAATTTACAGATTTAAAAACTAAACTGCAGAAAAAAAAAGATGCTGGAAAATTAAAAACCGATATTTTTAGTCAAATTATTGATTTAGTTGATACTTTTTTAAATAAAAAAAAATCTACAACTTTTACTGTTAAAAAAACTTACGGGTCTAAATTAACAACACAAAACTTTGTGTCTAAAGACAGATTACATTTTTTAGCACATGAAGCCATTAATACAACAATAACGTCTTCTAAAAATATTGTGATGGATAACGTTAAAAATATCCTTTTTGCTGGAGACGGTATTTGTGGATCATCGACTCCAATCACGGGTAGTACGTTATTCATACGACCTGGTGAATTTGATTTTATGAATATTTTGACAATAAACCCAACTAGTAATAGTGGTCAAATTGTCTATGAACCACAAAATCCATCAAGGAATTTAATTAAAATGAATCGTACATTATATTCTACCTTTACAGCAACAGGAACTACATCGGTTGAAGCATCTGACGGAAAAAAACTATTTGACTTAGAATGGGTGGAAGCAGATCAAGAATTTAAATTAGATAATTTGTCAGGTGTTGTCACCTTGGCACAAACAGGTGCTACGGTTGGTGGTTTTTTTAATGATTATTATAGTAATATTGAACAGTTAGATTTGTCGGCAGTGGTCAAAACTGCAACGATGATGGTATTGAAAGGTGATAAATCTGAACCCCCGTTATTTGATATTGGTATGAATGATTTAAATAGATTACTAAATAAATTGATGAAAGTTTGTAATAACCCAAGTCAAGGATTAAATCAAAGTGCGGAAAATCAATTTAATGAAGACGATGAAGATATTGAATCTTATTTTGATTTTGACGATATGGAAGGTATTGATTTAGACGACGAGGCGAATAGATTCAATAAAGTTTTAAAATTTACAGATTGTAATAATTTTACAATACCATCAAATCCATCACACTATGAAGATTTTGTGTATCTTTCAAAAAACAATTTAGATGATGCAGTAAATGACGTCTTTTTAAATACTGCAACAACATCATATCAAGAAGCTGGTGGAACAATACCATTAGTTAATTTTCAAATATCGTTATTCAATAGTTATATTTTAAACTTACCTAAAGCATTGATTGGTTCTATTTTATCACCAAAGTATATTTTACCAATTGTAATAATTTATAAATATATAAATTCAACGGGAGGTAATGTTGTTTTATTGGCAAAAGAAATAATGAAAAAATTACATAAATTGTTTTTCAAAATAATTAAGGATATTTTATGGAAATTTATAAGTGAGTTTTGGAAATTAGTTAAAAAAGATTTACTTGAATTTTTAAAAATTACAGCGTGGAACATATTAAAAGAAAAAATTAAAAAATATAGAGATTATATTCTTTCTGTTATAAATTTATTACGTGGACTGTTGGACACAAAGCTTAATAACTGTAATGCATTATTTACTGTGATTGATAAAACAATAGATGCTGCATTATTTGGGGGACCTAATTTTCAAGTTCCTGGTATTATTGATTCCTACGCTGATAAAAAATCAGGATTTAGTAATACTAGAACTATTATCAATATCGTGAAACAATTAGAAAAACAAGGTATAAATGCATCCCAACCAATATTTGGTAAAGATAATAACTTATTAAATGTTTTGGCAACAACAGTCCAACAACACACTAAAGAAGTAAATAATAACTCTTACATGCACGGTTCAAATAAACCGATAACGGTGCCTGTTATTAATGGAGTGGCGGTAATAGCACGAGGAGCACTTAAAGTCACTGGAGGACTAGCATAATATATGGAAAAAGAAAAAATTATAGAAATAGTATATGACGTTGAAAATAAATCAAATAAAGATTTATTCATTGTCGTTAATGAATTATACGAAGAATTTGAAAAGACAAAACAATTAATAATTGATTTAACAAGACATATGGAGAGTGTTGAAAGTTCATATAATAAAGTTAATAAAGAAATTGAAAAAAGGATTAAGAAATGAAAATAATTGATATCGCCATTTGTGTTGATAATAATGACCCAAAAGGTATTGGTCGTATTCGTGCAGTTAGGTATAGTTCATATACGGGTGAGTTAGAAAAGGCTTTTGATTATAATGCTTGGGATGACAAGGATTTATTTACCGCAATTCCATTTTTACCGACAAATTTAAATTTCATTCCTGAAAAAGGACAATCAGTTAAAATTATAAATTACGACACTGATAAAGATACTGTGAATTTGGAATATATTGCTGGCCCATTTACGACTGTTCATGATTATAATGGACAAACACATTCGGCACAACTTGAAAATACAACATACGGTATTGCAGCGAAACACGGTGAAGATGTTAAAGATAAAGACGGAAATTATATTAAACCAAAATCTAATGGTTCGTTAGCAAAAAATACTGATTATGGTGTTTATGGAAAATATGGTTCTGATGTTATTTTTACAGAAAATGGTGTGAATATTAGAGGTGGTAAATTGTTAAGTAAATCATTTGCAACAAGTGCACAAAAAAAGACATTATTGTCACATCCGATAATGTCGGATAATTCATCAACAATACATTTAAAAAAATACCCAAAAAAATTAGAATATAACAATAAAGATGTTGTCACAAATACCTTACAAATTCAACAAATCAAATATTTTGTTGAGTATAATGTTACTAATTTTTTCGGTGGAGGAGTTAATATTGAATTTTATGTTTATGACACTAAAAATGGAGGACCAAAATTTGTAAGTTCAAACTCGAAATTAGAAGATATTGTTTTAACTACTGGTAGTACGTTAATCAACGCATATAACATTAACAATAGAGTGAACACTTCAATTGAACCCACACTTGTATTTACAGCTTCAGATTTAAAAGAATCGATTGTTAATATACGGTTAAATCTATATAAATTACATCACGATGGATTGAACTACTTCAACCCAATTTATGGTGAAACCGAAATGCATCCATTTTATTTTAGATGTAGAAAAGAATGTAAAGAGAGAACTTTAGCGACCCCAACTGAATTAACGAATAGAAAAACTTTATTAACAAACGTTACTTTTGGTAATAGAATCCAAGAAGGTATCGTTTTCTCAAAATCAAGTTTTGACGCTCCAACAGTAACTAGTGTAACAAAAAAGAATGTTTTGGAAGAAAGCGGTGATAATGTTGAACAAACATTTGCAACCGTTAAATCAGACAAAATCTATCTAATTTCAACAGATACCAACGAATATAACATACCAATTGATTTTACCAAAATTGACAGGTATGAACCTACTCACGAAAACTACATTAAAGACATTGAACCTAATACATATGCGTTAGTTAGGGGTGAAGTTTTGATAGATGTACTCCAATCAATGATTAGATTAATCACCAGCCATCAACATAATTTGATGGGTCCATTGGTTCAAACTGACCCGAGTTTCGTTAATTTAATGAAAAAAATCACAACTTTAGAAAATGACATGTTAAACAAATCGATTAGAACCAATTAATTTGATATTTATAATAAAAAAGAGATGTCATATTTCCGTTCCTATTTTGAAAAGAATAATACTATTATTAAGGATTCACAGGCTAACACCGCAAAAAACCCTGCAACAGAGATTTTTTATGGTTCTTCATTTTCTAAATTTTTATTTAAAGTTGACTTTACCGATTTAAAAAATAAAGTTAATAACGATGAATTAGTGGTAGATTCTAACACTAGACATACTTTACATTTAACAAATACAATATTTGGTGATGAGGGTTTAAAAGGTGAGAATAGAACTACAGGTAGAGACAGAACAAGTTCATTTGACTTGATATTATTTAAATTAGACCAATTTTGGGATGAAGGTTTAGGATTTGATTACGCCGATTCGGGTTATGATTTTGTAAATGGAAACAGAACATTTGACGAAAGACCATCAAACTGGTATTATAGAACAACATTGAATCAATGGTCAACTGCAGGTGTATATCACGACTCCCCAACAGTCATTTCAGGATACACAGGTAATAAAATACATATGGATAATGGTGGTGAAAACATTGATTTTGATATTACCCCCTATGTAAATGGTATTATTTCAGGTGATACGAATCATGGTTTAGGATTATCGTTCGCCGTTGTTTATCAATATTTAACACCTGATAGAGACCAATCAGTTGCATTTTTTACAAAATACACACAAACATTCTTTGAACCATATGTTGACTCACATTTTGAAGATACCATAATGGACGATAGAAATAATTTTGTTGAGAAAGTATCACAGAATTTATATCTATACGTTACAAAAGGAACCAATTTTTATAATTTAGATTCAAACCCAACGGTTGACATATTAGACTCTGATGGAGCGGTTATTACAGGTCTTTCAGGTTTAACCACAACATTAATTAGAAAAGGTATCTATAAGGTTACATTTACAATAACCACACCAGAATGTGACGGAAAAAAATTCTTTACTGACCATTGGAAAGGTGTTATTTTAGATGGTAATACAATTTCTGGTGGGGTAAGACAAAAGTTCATTCCAAAACCATACACTGCCGGATTTACGGTAGGTGAAAACCAAACAGAATTACAAAGGTACGCCATTCAATTTTTTGGAATTAAACAAAATGAAAAAATAGTAAGTGGTGAAATAAGAAAAGTAGTTATTACATTTAAATCTATTGATGTACCTAAAACGGTATTGTTAGATGAGGTTTATTATAGAATTTATATTGAGGAAGGTACGACCCAAGTAATTGTACACGATTGGACGTTATTAGATAAAACAAATGAAAACTCATTTCAATTAGATAGTTCTTATTTAATACCAAGACAGTATTTTCTACAAATTAAAGGAAAAACCCATACGGAAGAGATATACTATAAGGAGTCAATAAATTTTGAAATTGTATCAGAAAAATAATGTATTTATTAATATGAAGAAAATTATAATTAGCGAAGATCAATTAAAGAAAATAATTGAAAGTCAAACAACTGAAAACTATATGTTTTTCGGTAATTTACAACAAATTCACAGACAATGTGAAATGTTAATGAAAATGAATCCCCAAGAATTGGACCAAATTATTAAAAATGGTCACGATTGGGCAGATGATCATGTATCTGAAGCTAAAAACAATATGGATCAAGTTTTTGATTTCTTTATGAACGAAACAAAACGTAAAGATAGTCAAGATGTAACTGCTGATATGGATCAGTTTAGTATGAATGAAGAAGGACAACTTGACGAAAAATGTTGGGACGGTTACAAACAAGTTGGTTCTAAGATGAAGAACGGTAAAAAAGTTCCAAACTGTGTTCCTGTAAATGAAGCGAGTAGTCCTGCACAACAAGCCGCAATTGCAATCAATATGAAGAAAAAAGGTGTTGAACCTAAAAATGTGTCAGAAAGGGAGATGTATGAAGCAATGGCAATAGACGAAAGTAAAAACTGCCCAACAGACCCTGCAAAATGGGCAGCATCTAAGGCTAAAGCTAAATCTAAATTTGACGTATACCCTTCAGCTTACGCAAATGGATTCGCAGCGAAAGATTATAAAGCAAAAGGTGGTGGTTGGAGAAAATGTAAATAAATGAATTTAGAAGAGAATATACAAAGGATTAAACAAATGATGATTTCTGAGGAGATGGTACAATCTGATGCTTGGAAATCTTTAAAGAAAACATTGGATGTTCTTAAAAAGAAGAAAAAAGTTTTATTATTAAGTTGTTCTAATAGACATAATTGGGACAAAAATGATATTGATATACCAAAATCTAAAATGATTGCGATGTATCTTAACGATGAATTGGGTGATAAATCAACATTGATAGACGTTTCAGAATTAAATATTGTTCCTTGTGAGGGTAACGTATCAAGAAAAGACGGTAATAGTTGTGGTTTATTAAAATCAAAACTTAAGGATAAAGATAAAAATCCAACCGGTCACCATAGATGTTGGGCCAGTGTTAACAACCCTAAAGATGAACTTTGGAAAATAAGTAAAGAACTATTTGAATCAGATGCTGTGGTATTTCTAAGTTCCGTTAGATGGGGACAAACAAATATGTTTTATCAAAATCTAATCGAACGTCTAACTTGGATAGAAAATAGACACACAGCGTTAGGTGAATCTAATTTAGTTAAAGATATTGAAACTGGTTTTATATGTACGGGTCAAAATTTTAACGGTGTAAATGTTAATGATTTACAAAAGAAAGTTCATGAATTTTATGGTTTCAAAACAAATGATGATTTATATTGGAATTGGCAATATTCTAAAGATATTAATGATGAATCATTAAAATCATATAAAGATTCTCACAAAAAATTCGTTAAAGACACTAAATTATAATATGAGAATAATAATAACCGAAGACCAAAAAAATAAAATTATGAATATTAATGATTGGGTGGAAACAAACGGTAAATTAATTAAAACATTTTATTTTAAAGATTATAAGGAAGTTATGTCATTTACTAATGAGGTGATGAAAATTGCTAACAAACAGAATCATCACCCTGATATGACAGTTCATTACGATAATGTGAAGTTATCTATTACAGACCACGATAAGGGTAAGGTATCCGATAAGTGTCATAAATTTGTTAATGAGGTAAATAAAATTAAATAACATGAAAATCATTGTTTCAAAGGAAGATAAAGAGTATATAAACGAATGTATTAAATCAGGCGAGGTTTTAAGAGAAGACCTTGCAAGATGGTTTAAAGAAAAGTGGGTAGATGTTAGTAAAAAGGTAGATGGTAAACACCCTCCTTGTGGTAGAAAAGATGCTGACGGCAAATCATATCCAAAATGTAGACCTTCTAAAAAGGTGTCTAATGAAACTCCAAAAGTTGCTTCATCTTACAGTAAAAAAGATAAGAAAGCAATGACATCACAAAAAAGAAGAGCAGAAAAAAAAGACCCAAAAGTGGGTAAGGGTAATAAACCAACAATGACTAAATTTGATGAGAGTATGGAAAAAAGAACAATAATTCAAATATCTGAAGAACAATTTGAAAGGCTTTTTGAATATAACGAAGACACTACTGTGTTAATATACGAAGATGAGGATGGTTCTGTTGAAAATACCAATTTTGAATACAATGGTGGTTTATTAAATGAAGCCGAATATCAAGGACGTAAAGTTCAACTTGGAAAAATCATGCAAGGAGATATTAAGAAGTTTAAAGTATATGTTAAAAACGATAAAGGTAAAGTCGTTAAGGTTAATTTCGGATTTGGCGGTAAATCTGCGAAAGGTAAAAGAATGGTTATTAAGAAAAATAACCCTGCAAGAAGAAAGAACTTTAGAGCACGTATGAATTGTGACAATCCAGGTCCTCGTTGGAAACCTAGATATTGGGCTTGTAAATCTTGGTAATTAGATTAATTTTTGATTTGATATAAAATATATCCTATCTGACGAATAGAGACCTTTAGGGTGTGACTCTTTCTTTTCCACTAACTTACCCATCTGAATCAATTGGGAGTGATTTTTGAGGTCTATACCCACCAAAAACCGACCTCCTTCCTTTTCGTAGGTTGTCTCACGGATATACTTACCCTCATCGTCCATTTTAAGGTATTCAATCATCACATCTTTCTTGTTTTTACAAGAAATCCCCCTCTCATCAATGAGTTTGGTTAAGACGTCCAATCTTAATATTTCATAGTTAATTTCTGGCATAATAGCAAATATAAGTAATATTCTGGAATATACCAAAAATAAAAAACCCCCGTAATTGGGGGTTTAAATTATTTTACCACTGTAAACATACCCATTGTCGAATTACCTTGTATTGTTCCGGGTGAAACCGAATATAATTCAAGACCCGATATTCCGTTTTTTAATGATTGTTTATCATAATTTCCTGGTCCGGTAATTGTACCAACCATATATGATGGTGTGGCTTGAGTTATTTTAATTGTATACATTTGACCATCAACGTCTCTTTTAGCATTTACCACTTGACCTGTGGTAAAGTTTGCTGGTTGATGTGTATTTTGTTCTTTTAATAATGATTTATTTAACCTTTGGTTAGCTTCCATTATATTTTGTAATTTTGCGATTCTTTTGTTCATTTTCTAATTGTTTATAAATATAAATATTTCATTTTAAATAAAAAACCCCCGTATTTCTACGAGGGTCTTTTGTATTGTGAATCCTAAGATTATCTTAATGTATTCATATCAAATGTTGTGATACCTTGTACATCGATGATACCAAAGTAACGGTTGTTCACCATTTTCTTTGCGTAACGAGTCATGATACCTTTGATAGGAGTCATTGTGAAAGGATTGTACATTGTTGGAGTCAATTGTAATGGCACATATGGTGCGTATACATAACCTGCATCCAATAAAGATTTTCCTTTATGACCAATCAAGATTTTGTTAGCTGGGAAGTAAGGATCACGGTATACTTGGTAGCGACCTGCCAAAGAACCGATTTTCTCAATACCCATGTTGTAAGAATCTTGCTCAGGAGCTGCGTTTGATACGTGGAAATATTCCAAATCATCAAATACTGCAGAAACTTCAGAAGAAACTACAATCCAGTTAGCACCACCTCTTAAGGTTGTTTTATGGATTTGAGCTGAAATTTGGTTAACTTTAGTAACTAAAGTTTGGTTCCAGTCTTTTTGTGTGTAACCTTGTAAAGTTGCACCACCGTTTCCACCGTATTTCCACTCATTGTAATCCCATTTAGCTTTCCATGCCGCACCTTTACGTAAATCACGTAAGATTTCACGGTCAACTTCAGCAGCAATTTGCTCTGATAATAAAGCTGTCAATTCTGCTTCAGCGTCGATGTTGTGGAATGCACTAACGTCTTGAGCCAATTCAGGAGACCAGCTAGCTCTTAATTTTCTTTCAGTTACAGAAACTGTTACCGATTCTAAATCAAAAGAAACCTCACCAATTTGATCTTCAAATTCTAAAGATGCATATTGACGATAAGTTGCTGTAAAATCATTACCTTGTAATGTTGTAACTACAATTTCCGTATCTGAAAAACCTGCAGTTGAACTGTAAGTTTGTAAATCAACATTTAAGTAAATTGCACCATCTGCATCGCAAATATCTTGGAATAAGTTACCGTTTGTACCTGAAGCTTTTACTCCGTAAGATACGATACCTTTACCATATTTTTGTGTTACAACGTTGAAAGGTAAGAAAGTTCTACCACTTAACGCATTTGCACGAGGTGCAGTGATTGTTAATGAAGCTAAAAACTCTTCTGTATCCATTTCGTTACCGTCTGGACCAGCTAATTTACCTTGACCTAATACAGAGAAACCTGTTAACTTTAAGATAACTGATGAAACATCGGTACCTGTACTGATAGTTACACCAGAAGTTTCAACACCATTTGCAAAAGTTACAATAGATGTACCAGTTAAAGAAACATCAGTGAATGAACCTTTTGAATAATCAAAAAGACCTTCAGTTGCTGCGTCACTACTTTCGTAAAAACGATCGTAAAGATTTTTTGCAGTTGCAGGGTATCCAGCAGTTGCAGCATCAGTTGTATTTGGATATCCATAAGGAGAGTAATGACCATTACCATCTCTTTCTTGGATTTTAGGTACGAAGAAGAACAATTTACCAATTGGTAAGTTCATTGCTTGTACTGATACGATGTCATTCGCTAATAACTTAGAGAATACACGACGGATGATAGGGAAAACTACAGTTTCAAAAGAACCTGAAGAATCTGCTACAGCCGCTTCGTTAATCAAATATGACGCTTGGTTTTCATACAATTGCGCGATATTATCTTTTTGGTGACCTTCTAAGTTTTCTAAGAAACCTAATTCGTCCCATTTTTTAATGGTATCTTCCTTGATAACACGTAAATGTTTTAATCCGATGTTACCAACCATACCTGATTCTAATAATGCTCCCATTTTTAAAATATTTTGTTTTTTTTTAGTTTATTTTATTTTTGTCATCAAATCTTTCATTCTTTTGAACTGTGGATTTTCGTAAGCTTTTGACTCAGCTAAAACCTCAGTAGAAGTAGATGTTGATGGCATGTTAGTGATTTTTTCAGCCACTGATTCAGTTACAGTTGTTTTAGTACCTAATTCAGTTTTTATTGTTGCGAATAAAGTTTTAGCTTCATTCATAGAAGAAATAGAATCAAATCTCTTTAAAATATTCAATTTCTCTTGTTTTGTTGTAGAATGTTCAGTGAATAAACGAGTAGCGTAAGCTAAGTTTGCGTTGAATACTGCAACTTCATTAAGCTTGTCTTTGAAAAGAATTAAAGCCTTCTTGTACTCAGAATTTTGTTTCTTTAACTTTTCAACTTCTTCATTCATTTCATGACGACCCGCTTTATATTTTTTACCTTGGTCAGCTGGCTTTCTAACATCGTTACCCAATGTTCTTGCTGCTTCACCAACTTCAACTTCTTTAGCTTCACCTTCAGAAGCTTCTACTTCCTTAACTTCATCTTCGTCTTCACCTAACTCAATTTCATATAAAGTTTCATCCATTTCTGCATCATCAGAAGTTTCGTCAGTTTCAGCACCGAAATCTGTGTCCATTTCAGAACCCATATCAGTATCTAAATCTGTGTCCATATCTGTATCAACATCAGGAGTTTCCTCACTATCAAGTTTGATGATGTACTCATCTTGACCGTCAGCAAATTCAACGTTATTACCATCTTTCTTAACTACGATACCATCTTCTGGTTTCATAGCCTTGAAAACTTTAAGAACCTCATCATCTGAAGCTCCTGTCATGTCCATAACGTCTTCGTCATCCATACCTTCTTCTGGAGATGGTTCAGTACCTAAATCATCCATAGATGTATCGGTATCATCACCAGCTTCAGAATCTAAGTCATCGATTCCTTTACTTGGTTCATTATCGAGGTCTGTGTCAGCATCTTCAACATCAGTGTCAGCATCTTCACCATCGGTGTCAGCTTCATCATCTGTTGTTACATCATCTTCCTCTTCGTCAGGTTTAGTTTCGTCTTCAGGTTGTTCACCCATTGGATCTAACTTCTCCTCTTCTTCTAACGATTCTTTAAGCAAGTCGCTTAGTTCTTGTTTCATTGTAGAAGCAAGTATACCTTTTGCATTTTGCTTAACAGCTTCTTCAAGGTTTTGCACTTGAAGTAACGCTTGTTCTAAAATAGATTTTTCGCTCATTTGTAAAATTTGTTGTTTTATTACCTTATAAATACTTGGAAATTTGGAAAAATTGACTATTTCAATATTCCCACCCCTAATAAATTAATTATTTAGATAGAAATGTATCTAATCTACCCATTAGTTTTTTCATTCTGTCCTCAACTACGGGTTTTTCAATTGTAGATTCTTGATATTGGTCTCTTTCAGATGGGTCACTAAAAACATATGCGCCAGGTGTAGATGGTGATGAAACTAAATCAAAACAAACTAATTCAAAGTCCTCTTGTACAATGTTCTCACCTTTAACTTGTTTAAGTGAACCTACTCCACGTGAAGAGATACCCAAAGTTGCTCCGTTCATTAATAACATAGCAGCTTGGTCTCCTTTGGTAGAAACAATACCCATCTTCTTCCAACCTGGAGAAGTGAATAGTTTTATCTTACCCATAAGGATTTTACCATCCCACCATGTTTCTAGAATTGAATGTGAAATTCTATCTAAATCAATAAGTGAAGATGTTGGGTGATTTAATTCATTTAAAGCTCCACCCTTCTTAATAATTGTTTGGTATTTTTCGTTTTCTCTCTTAAGTAACATCTCAGGATAAATCCTTCCGTTCTTATTTGGAGTGTCATATTTTTGTAAAACAGCATAAAGAATCATGTCCTGTGAGAAGTCCATGTTCTTCATTTCTGAAATTATTTTTTTATTCTCTTCTGGAGATACGTGACCAGCATCATACTCAATTAATAATCCTCTGCCGGTTTCTTTTGGTCCTAATACCTTCATTTATAGTTTTTATTACTATAAATACATCAATATCTAACTTATTTCTTTGTTTTGTAAAAATTGAATAGTTTTTTATCAGATAATCCTTCATCTACGATATGTTCAAATAAATCATTAATGATTATTTTAACATCTTTTGATTTAATGTCGAATTGATTGTTAACATATAATGTTACCTCCAAATTCATAAAGGACCTCTTTTCTAACTTAATCCCTTTAGTTCTAACATCTAAATCTACAATAGATTGGTCTTTAAAATACGGACTTTTTAAGTTGTAAATTATTTCTTTAACCTTTCTTCTTGATTTTCCAATCAAATGGTTGAAGTCGTCCGTTTCGTTTTCGGGTTGTAACCACGAATTTAATTTAAGATATATGGTTTTCAGATTTTTAAAATCTACGGTACCATAACCGATTTTTACTTCATTGTACGTTCCCAATGGAATATACTTACCAATTTTCATTATAATTTCATATTATTTTTATTTTATGGTGTTTTATAAAAAATAAATAAAATATTTGATTATTCCAAAAATACTTTCATATATTTGTAATATATTTATTTATATATGATTATAATTGATTTACAAAAAGAGAAAAGTATTGAGACTGCGTTAAGAACTTATAAACAAAAAGTTCAGAAAACAAAACAAGTTCAAAAATTAAGGGAGAGACAACAGTTTGTTAAACCTTCTGTTAAGAAAAGAACTGAAAAATTGAAAGCGGTATATCTACAACAAAAAAGAAATGGACTTAGTTAAGTCCATTTTTTAATTCTGTTAATCTGTAATAATTTAATTTGGATGGGAACATTTCGTTAACCTCATCTTTCACTTTCTTTAATTTAGTTGATAAATCAGTTTCATTTGATTCACTTATAAGTGTAGATACTTGATTGATAATAGATTCCTTTAATTCAGTTGTTTTAGTTAATACATCTTCATGAGATAAAGAAAGGATGTTCTTTAACTCTTCTTTTTGTTGTTCCGATAATGTATTAGAATAAAGAACATTAAAGTTATTTGTTAAAACGGCATTTAATAAATTTTCATTTGGGATTAATGTTGAATCTTTAGATTCCTTTATTTCCTTTTTAGTTGTTAAATGCTCTACTAATTTCTTCTTTGCAATTACTTTCTTTTCAATATTAGATAATTTATCGTTTTCTATTAATATATCTAAAGAACTATAAATTTCATTTTCATTAATTGTCTCTACATTAATCATTTTATTTAATGATGTGCAAAATGTTGTTAAATCTTCCATTTGTTGTTTTAAGATTCCAATAACTCCCTCAACATATAATTTTGCAGTTTCTTTATCTTCAATATATTTGTTTTCAATTTCTTCATAGAACAAATACATTTCTTTAAAATTTTTGTTTTCTTTAATTGTGGTTAGTATATCCTTTATCTCAGCTTTATTTTCATTAGCATAAGACTCAGTTAATTTAGTTAATAATTTACTTTTTATTGTTCCGAATTTGTTCATTTTTAGTCATTTAAAATATCCTTCAATTTATTCTCTATTTCATAAATATTCTGTTGTGCGCGTTTCATATCAAATAATGAACTAAAATCTTCTTTTTCTTCTCCCAACATACCTAATATTTTAGATTTCTTTGATTTAGATTCACTTAATGGTGGTTCTCCTCCACCTGCTGGTGCTGGTTCAGGTGATCCACCACCACCCATATCCATACCACCTCCTTCTCCAGGATTTTCACCACCTAACGCCCCCGCAGCTTCAAGTTTTTCTCTTTCTTCCTCAGGGATTCCGTATTTAGAATCAACCTCATCAAACACACCTGATCGTTTGATAATATTTTGAGTGTTAGTTAATTCAAAACCTATAGCTCTTTCTAAACGTTGTTGTTGTAAATCAAGTACGACTTCACTGTCACTAAATCCTAAAATATTCTTCTTTGCCCATGTATGCGACACCGGCAAGATACCAACTTGAGACTGGTCGGAAGTCGCATCTTTGTAAAGTGTTACCTTTTCCTTCCACTGCTCTAGTCTTAACAAATCAGACTGTGCTGACGGGTTAGTTAATGATAAAGTAAAATTATTCAATTCATCTTCCATACCTAAAAGATATAAATGAATTAATGCAACTTTATTTAACTCTTGTATTAATGATTTTTGTATTTTATTAATTGTTCTTGCAAAACGGATATCCATTAATGCAAGATTCTTTCCATCACCAACCACTTCTTCAAATCCTAAAAATGCTTTAGGAATACGAAGTGCAGCTAACATTTTCTTTTGGATATATTCAATATCCGCAATTTCACCTAAGTTTTGTGCTCCAGGTAAAGTTTCAATTGGCATTGTTTGAGACGCATCACGAACAGGAACAAAATAATCTTGGTCAACTGCCATTTGATTATATCTCATATCCACCTGACCATTACGTGGGTCGGCTATTGGACTACGTTTAAATTTATTTGCAACTTTTTGTACGTAAGATTCAATATCTTTATCGTCCATATTACCAACAAATATTTTAAACACACGTCTTTCAGGTGCTCTTGATGTTCTATAGATTAACATTGCATCTTCAGCAAGTAAAAGTTGTTTCCAAATTCTTCTAATCTTATCTAACATAGAAGTTCCGTAAGGAAGTTTTCTATCATCACCTAATAATCTAAAGTGAGCAACTTCCCATGCTTGGAATTCCAAATCTTTATTTTTCCATTGGAATCTTAATTCTCTTGTTGGAACTTTAATATCGTGAGGTCCTGCGGTTTTTGTTCCGGCACCTTCAATTCTTTCAATTTCAATATTTGGTAATTGTTGAACACCAACAATACCTTTTTCAGGGTCTATCTTTAAATAAACAAAATCATCACCGTACTTAGACATACCACGAGCCCACATTTGTAGGTTAGTATTGATATCCATTTTTGTGTGGAATAAATCTTGAAGTATTGATTTAATTCTATCTGATTCAGAATATATAGTAAGGATTTCACCCTTTTCTGACATTGTAGTTGATTCTTCAGCGTATATATCTAACGCCGCTGAAACTTCAGGAGTAAACTCCATAGATTCATAGTCGTAGTATGCTGCCATTCTATTCGGTTCATAATAAACCGATTGATTATAAAGAGATTGATCTAATTTTGTCCACTTGTCAGCAATGTATTGACTCTGTTGAGCCTGTAACATTGCTTTTTCATAATCTTCTTTACTATCCGTTTTTAATAATTCATCTTTGTTGAAATTGAATGATGGTGCCTGATCAGCTTTAACTTGACCCGGAAAACCAAACATTCTTGTTAGTTTCTGAAAGACGGTAGGATTTTGATTTGCCATTCTATATAAATACTTTTCTTTATAATATAAACTAAATATTTGGTATTTGGAATATTATTTACTCCTTCCAAATAACCACATATGTTCTTTATATGCGTCTTTAGGTACGTTCGTTGGGTTGTCTTTGTGATAAATGTCGTTAGTGTCCATACCCATAGCCCCTATTTGGTCAAAAGATGAACCATAAGAATAATGGGTTTTGGCCGGTTCGTAAGTTCTTTCGGACATAACCCACGAATCTATCATTGCTTTATTTTTTGAATCACTTTTCTGTAATTGACTGAATGAAATGTCACCAGCATATAATGCCATAGACATACTCATAATTGAGTCATCGTGCATTCCTTTCATATGGTCAGGTCTTCCATTTAAATAAACAAAGGTATTAAGTTCGTTTAATAATCTACTAGACCTTACTAAAAATCCTTTTCTAAGTTGTTCTTCAAAGGCTGCAACGATTTGAGTTCTTTTATTGTTAAAACTAATCCCCGGTATTTTATCTAAAGCCTTTTTATTATATTCCCAAATGTTCTGTGTGTTAATACCGTCAATGAATAAACTTTTATAATTCATTTCTTGTAACTTTCTTGATGTTGCAACCCCCATACCACCCGTGATATCAATTACAATAAAAGCATCATATAAGATACCCCATTTGTATGCGATATTTGCCAAATCATCTGGAGGTATTTTACCAATATACTCAACAACTTGTTCTCTATCGTCAAAATCAATAATGTTAATTGATGAAAAGTCCTCACTATCCCCTCTACTAACGTCCACACCCATAATATAACGATGTCCCTCAATTGGTTCTTTCCATTGCCAAAAAGTACCTTGCATGTATTTTTCTTTAGGAATACGAATCATATTCTTTGCAATATTCTCTTGAATATCACCAGGAATGACTCCGTCTCCTGAACCTAAGAAATCACATTCCAACTCCTGTGCAATCTTACGTCTGTCATATTTAAATTTCTTAGACATTGATTCAAACCAAGATGAAAATGGTTTATAACCATCCTCCATTAGTTTATTATACTCTTTCATATCAAAGTCATGTAAAACAACATCATCATCATTATATTGTTCTCTATTCAACATGTAATGACAGATATCTTGACATTTAATCCAACGTAAATCTTTGGTGTAACGAGGGTCTTTAAACCATCTTAAGTCGGTTATATGGAAATCATTGATTCCACGTAATGCTTGGTCGTAAACACCGTAATAGATGGGGTCATAACCATTTGGAGTGGAGATAAGAATAATCTTACCACCCGTTGATAGAGACGCCATAGATGCCGCCCAAAAATCATCTCCCGCTTCAATATATGCTGCCTCATCAAATACAAGTATGGTAGGTGTATAACCACGAAGGGCATCCGCCGATGTTGCAACCGCCTTAACCTCACAACCATTATTTAATCTAAATCTACTTTCTGAGTTTTTATCAGGTGAGAACCCTACATTAATCCAATCAGGCCACTGTTCTATAAAATGTCTAACCTTATTAGCCATCTCCACCGCAGTATCACGTTTGTTCGCAATAAGTAGAACTCTCTCAGGATTATCAGGTTTAGCAAGTTGTAATTTTTTAGATAACCACGCCGCAGTCACAGTTGTAACTCCCGCCTGTCTATACTTTCTTGTAATGTTTTCGTTGTAATCTTCGTAATCCTTAATTAATTGAATTTGGTCTTCAAACAAATCCATAGGAACATACTTCTTCTGTGTATTATCAAATGTTTGAAGGTATGTTCTAAGGGCGTATGGGGTATCTTTAATAATCTTAGCATACTCCATTAATTGTTCTGCTCTGGTATTCATATATGTATAAATACAAAAAAAGGTGGTTATAGTAAACCACCTTTGTATTATTTCGTAGGTCTATCTAAACCTAATTCGTCAAAGAGACTATCATCGTCATCATCTTCGTCATCGTTAGATAAACTAATACCAGGTATTCCTGATATAAAATCTTTTAATTCGTTGTTATCAGTATCATCAGAAACATTAGTTAAATCTTCGTCAAATTCCTCCATCGTCTGTTCGTAATCGTAATTGTTAATATCTTCTTCAATTGCACGAACTAAAGTTTCCATTAAACGATTTCCACTTTCAGAATTAGAAACAACTTCCTTCATAAACACTAAAAATTCTTTTGCTGGTTTTTTAAAAATATGTTGGAAAACCATTAATTGTATAATTGATTTTGTTTCATCTGTTAACACATCTTCAGGAAATTTAGATCTAATTCTATCCCAAATTGCGGGTCCTAAACGTAAGTCCCACATTTCTTTTTCCAATGTATCTTCACTTTCTTCAACGTCGGTAAAATCTTCTTCATTACCTTCTTCGTCTCTTTTTCTACCTTGTAACGCAACTAACTCTAACGTTCCTTTAATTAATTCATGTATTAAAACAGGAAAGTTTACTGCCCTTGCTTTAACTGTTGGTGGATCTGTTTGTCTGTCAACATCTTCTCTACCAGCAATTGCACCTGCTTGACCCATTGATTTCATTGTTTCATCGGGTAATTGCCAATACAATGCGTCATTTACTGACATCATAATACCGTACAATCCAATGATTCTATCATTACCCACAATTTCTCTAACTCTATCTTCAACATAATGATACATATAGTGACCTCTTTTGGATGCCCCTTGTATAATTGTATTAATAAATCTTCTTTTCGCCTTCTCTAAATTAAGGTCTTCCAAATTATTAACAATTTCAATTTCATTACCAAAATTCATTTCTTCTTCGCCACCCTCTTCTTCACCACCTTGTTCTTCTTCATCATGTCCAAAATCTTCTGGATTAAATTCACCCATACCGATAATTCTAGCATCATATTGAACCGAACCGTCTGGAATTCCTAATTCTTTTTTAACTAAATCTACCGCTAACGATTCCAATTCTCTTCTATGATTTTGTTCAAATGATAAAATTTGATTATGAGCACTCATCATTTGTTGCATTAACGGAGTCATACCTTGCATACCACTTACTGTTGCATTGGTACCAGTATATTGTCTTAATTTCTCAACAACTTGTTTATATCTTTCTGAAGCTAAAAGTTCTTGGAAATTGTTATTAGGTTCATTTCCTGTCTGTGGTAATGGTACTTTTTTCAACGGAGTTTCTCCCGTTGATAATTTATCTTGTACCCCTTGGTCGGGTCTATCTTGTGAATCAAAGTCCATTGGCATTTCGTTCAAATTTTCTTTGATTAAAGATAAGAGTTTTTTCTTAGATATTCTCATTATTACTTAACTTTTTTTTCTTCTGCCATTTTAGCCTTTGGTTTAGGGTTTGTCCCTGGTCCAGGTTGAAAAGGAGTTTTTCTTGGATCTTCTCTTCTTGTTGGAGTTGGTCTTGTACCAGGTTTTGTTGATGGTGCCGGTTTTGAAGGTGCAGTTTTTGGTTCCGCACTTACAATAGCATCATATGACATAAACTCAGGAATACCGTTGTGTCCCTTTTTAACTTTAGGACCGTGTTGAACCATTGTATTTGATTCAGTTAGTTTAGTTTGAATAAGTTCCATAATTTCGTTTTTAGACGTAAAGCTATGAAATTCTTTGTTCTCTACCAAACCTTTAACCCAATTTTTTATTTCTTTAACATCTTCTTTTTTACACTTACATTTAGATTCTACTTTTCCACATTCATCACATTTTTTAATGTTTTTAAGTTGTGGGAAATCTTCTTTAGATTTCTCTAGTGCCTTTTCACTTCTTTCATTGTGATAATCACCCTCTTCTACTTCACCTTCTTTCTCTTCTTTTTTCTTTTTATAACCGTTAAAGTTTGGTGAAGGTTGTTTCCCTACTGCGAATCCTTTTTTCTTTTTTTCTTTTGGTTCATTATCTTTCTTCCAACTATTGACAAAATCTTCGTGAGCTTTATCAATTTCGTGGTTCTCAGGTTCTCTACCTAAATCTTTACTTAATTTATCTTTAATTACACCAAGCATAAGACCATTTAATGATTCATCCACTTCTCCCTCTTCAGTTTCACCTTCTTCCTTTTTCTTAGGGGTAGATTTCTTTTTAGGAGAACTTGATTTTTTAGGTGATCCACCAAATACAGATGAACTACTTGATTTTGAACCTTTTACAGTTAAACCCATATCAGCCTCATTTACATCTTCTTTAGCTTCACCTTTCTTTTCTTTGTTTAAAATTGCAAAGTCCTCAGCATCAATTTCACCGTTATGGTTTTTATCAATGTTCTTTTGTTTACCCTTTAATTCCTCTTCAACCTCAACCTCAGTATTTGGGTCATTTGCTAAATCTTTTAATTTTTGATCTGTTTTTAATTTGTCAGCATCAATAACAATTCTTTCATGTAAATCTGAAAGTTGTTTATCACTAAATCTAACCAATGTTTTTTCAGAAAATCCTTCTTTGATTAACTGACTAACTATAACGTCTCTTTTCATAATTCTTTGATTTTAATTTCTTCGTTTAATAAACTATAATTCCTATTTTTTAATTTTTTTGTGACAGATTCAATTGGTTCTCCGAATTTAAATGTTAATCTTTCAAATTCATTATCAAAATCAAATTTTTCCCACGCCAATGATATTACACCATCTACGGCATCAATAACTCCGAAAAAATCGGAGTTTTGTATAAGTTCTAATTGTAAATCAGTATCTTTTAATAATCCAACTACATCAACATATTCGACGTCAGGTGATTTAGACCTTGAGACAGACGATGCAGGTACTGCAAACCAATCTCCCATGTCAATTTCGGTACTTTCACTGAATACGAATTCGTACTGTTTTTGACCTTTGTAATCCGAACCGATTTCATTGACATATATAAGATGCATTTATTTAAAATATTTGTGTAAAGTTTGACTAATACTACTATTGATTTCATTCTTGATTTCATCTAAATCAAATTCTTGGGTGTCATCTTCGTTATATTCGTCACCTGTCTCTTTAATTGAGTATTTTGATAAATCAATTTCATCTGTGTCCATTGGAGTTTCAACAAATTCTTCTAATGAACCCATAGCATCGTATTCACCCATTTCAGCTTCAGGTTCTACAGCCGGTTCCTCAGAAGGAACTTCCGCACTTGGTTCTTCTGAACCCATCCCACCTTCTTCTTCCTCTCTTTCAAATTTCTTAGCAACATCTTCAATATCTTCATCGGATAATTTATCCAAATCAACCGCTGAAATAATCATATTTAAAATATATTTGATATCGTCACTTTCCATTCTATCATGTAAATCTCTTAATTCTTGACCTAATTTACCCGCATATTTTTGAGCTTCAGCCATATAACTTGAACGTTTTCCCATATCTTCTCCACCATCTGTTGGAGGTGTTTCTGAAGGTACAGAACCGCCGTCTGTTGGTGCAGCATCGGGTGCTGGTTGAGTTGACATATCGTCCACAGGTGCTTCAGGAGCATCCATAGATGGTTCCGGCATCGGCATTTCTTCTTGTGGTTTGTTTTGTTTTAAAACATACTTTGTTGCTTCTTGTAATTCGTCTTGACCTTTTAACAACTCAAACCTCTTAAACGCATCACCATAAGATGAAAATTTGTTTTTGTTTTTCATAAACATTCCACCGATATAATCAAGTGATTGTTCATTTAAACCTCTTTTAACATAGTATGCGTCTTTTTCTCTGACAATACCATATACACCACCAGTTTTTGATTCCTGAACTAATTCAGCCTTCACAGATGATGATTTCTTATTATTGTTGTAGTATGTTAACTCAAGAATCCTTTTTAATTTCTCATCTGAGTTAAGTTTTTCACTACCAAGCGGTTTTATTTCTGCCATTTTGTTAATTGTTAGATATACTTATTCTTATCCTATAAATACATAGATATATAGAAAAAAATAGGTATAGTTATTGTTCTACAGACAATTTTTTATCTGTTAGTGTTATTTTAAGTTTTAATAATTTCCCAATGTATCCGTTTCGTCTTAATAATTTGAATGTTAAATTCTCGTAAGAGTACTCTCCTCCTGAATCTAACCCACTTTGTCTAAACGATTTAATCTTAGCTCTAATGTTCTCAATATCATTTAATACGTCCACACCCTTCATCCCTTTCCCAATGATATTATCAATTTTCTTCATATATTCTTCCCCCTTTTGGAGAATCATCCTATCATCAATATTAGGGTTCTTTTGTTCAGGTTCAATAATCCATTTGTCATGTAAAATAGAATAAACACCAGATGAAACGTGTTCTTCATTGACGTCTTGTACGTATAGTTCAACATCATACCCTTTAATTACGATGTTATGTTTTTCATTCCAAATGTTCTTTTTAGCATCAAAAAACTCTTTAAGAATTTCAGAATTGTATTTAGATTCTTTATAATCAATTACAATATGTAGGTCAACATCGGAAAAATTTGACCAATTGTAATTAGCCAATGAACCAGTTAAAACAATATCGTGTATGAAAAATTCAACTCCAAGGGATTCAATAAAGTCATCCGAAATTTTTAATAATGCGATTTTAATATCATCACGCATTAAAAATTTACCTTTACCCCCCTCAAAAATTTGATTAGATAAGGTATCCTTAGATTTAAAAGATTTGATAATTTTCTTATCTCCCTTTTTATCTTCAATTAGTTCTTCAAATAAACTCATCCTTGTTTTGTATACTTATGACTTTTGGCGATATTCTCGTTGAAGTATTTTCCGTGGGATTCCGCTAACCTAAATTTGGTGAACTTCTGCCAAGGAACTTTATTGTATACATAAATACTTCCGTTGTTAAAAACGACGGTTAAGTCCTCTGTTTCTGTATTGTATGTGGATTCTTTAAGGTTGGAAGATTGGATAGTAACTGTAATAAGTTTACCCTCAATTTTTTCTGATATAATACCCATAGTATATTGTTTATATATTATAGATAATAAATACCAAAAAATAAACCCCTCATTTAGAGGGGTTTAAATTTAATTAGATACTTTTTACTTTTTTATAAGTAAAGTTGTTTGAAATGTTCTGATTGAAGAACTTTCCTTGTGACTTAGCCAATCTAAATTTAGTAAACGTTGTTGATGGTACATTTTGGTACTCATAAGCAACTCCACTGTTGAACAAAACTCGTAAGTTTTCTTTTAAAGTGTCGTAAGACGCAGATTTAAGACTAGTTGATTTAATTGAGGCATAAATCATTTTTCCGTTGATTTTTTCTTTTTTTACTGACATGGTGTATATTTTTATATTACTAATTTAAGAAATAAAATTGATAAAAAAAAATTAATTCAAAGAAATTTGTCTTTCTAATGATTTTTTCCTGTCAATCGGTAAAACCAACTCTAATACCCCGTTCTCAACTTTACCTAAAATGTCTTTTTCTCTCACATTATCAGGTATGGTATAAGATTTAATGAAACTACCGATAAAGTGACGTGTTTTATCACCTTCAGTTTTTTCATACGAAATCTTTATCACACCTTCTTTTGTTGTGATTTTTATGTCCTCCTTGGTCAAACCAGGAACACATATTGAAACTTTGTATTCAGTTTCGTTTTTAGTGATGTTAGTTTCAGGTGTAGATAAGAATCTGTTGTTATCTAATCCTGTAAAAAATGGGTCTTTAAATAATGTAATCATAGTTATATGTTTTTTTATTTTAATAACAAATACTTTACCAACACATAGTTTTGGACAACTTGTCACCATAATTAAAAACTTTTTGACAATTTGTCTCACGTTTGTTTTTTAGCATTATTTGTGTTATGTTTGTATTGAATTAAACTTATATCATATGTCAGTAGATTTTTTTGAAGATGGTCCAACCACAAACCCAAAGAAAGTTAGAAAAGGTTCTAACACCCCAATTTTAGATAACTTCTCTCGTGATCTTATTAAGATGGCCGAAGAAGGTAAGATTGACCCTATTGTTGGTAGGGATGTTGAAGTAAAAAGAATTGCACAAATTCTATCTCGTAAAAAGAAAAACAATGCGGTTATTGTTGGTGATGCTGGTGTTGGTAAATCGGCATTAGTTGAGAAACTTGCATTAATGATTCACAAAGGCGATTGTCCAACAAATCTTTTGGATAAAAGAATTATGTCTTTGGATTTAACATCACTTGTTGCGGGAACAAAATATCGTGGTCAATTTGAAGAAAGAATTAAAGCGATTTTAAACGAGTTGGTTGAAGCACCAAACGTAATTGTTTTTATTGATGAACTTCACACCATGGTTGGTGCAGGAAACGCGAGTGGTTCAATGGATGCTGCAAACATTCTTAAACCAGCACTAGCAAGAGGTGAAATACAATGTATAGGTGCCACAACATTTGATGAATTTAAAAAACATATTGAAAAGGATAGCGCACTTGTTAGAAGATTTCAAAAAATTATTTTAAAAGAACCGACAGAATTAGAAACAATTGAGATTCTAAAAAATCTAACGACATCATATCAAGATTTTCATAAAGTAACGTATGAGGATGGCGTAATTGAAGTAATTGTAAGGTTAGCTGGAAGATACATAACCGAAAGACAATTTCCTGATAAGGCAATTGACGTATTAGATGAATTAGGTTCTGAAAAAAGAATATCAACAAGAATTCCTGAATCAATTGAAAAATTAAAATTTCAAATTGATGAAATTAAAGAGAAAAAAATACAAGTTGTTAAAAGTCAGAATTACGAACAAGCTGCAAAATTGAGAGATGAAGAAAAGAAAGTAGTTACTAAACTTGAAGAGGAGAAATATAAATGGTCTGAAAAACAAAAAGATAATAAGATACCAATTACTATTGATAATGTTTATGAAATCATATCTCAAATGACAGGGGTACCAATTAGTAAACTTGACGCAAAAGAAACTCAAAAGTTATTACAACTTGAGGATTTGTTATCTGAAAAAGTTATTGGTCAACCTGAAGCAATTTCTACAATATCTAAGTCTATTAGAAGAAACAGAGTAGGTATTAAAGACGCGAATAAACCTATTGGTTCATTTATATTCTTAGGTTCAACTGGTGTAGGTAAAACTTATCTTGCTAAAACATTAGCACAATACTTGTTTGGTGATGAAGATAAAATCATTCGTGTTGATATGAGTGAATATATGGATAGACATAACGTATCAAAATTAATCGGTTCTCCTCCAGGTTTTGTTGGGTATGATGAAGGAGGTCAGTTAACCGAGAAAGTTAAAAATAACCCCTTCTCTGTCATTTTATTTGATGAAATTGAGAAGGCACATAAAGACGTGTTCAACATATTATTACAAATTTTAGATGAAGGTCATTTAACCGATTCATTTGGTAGAAAAGTTAATTTTACAAATTGTTTGGTTATTATGACATCTAACATTGGTGCAAAACGTGTTTCTGAATTTGGCGGTGGTGTTGGATTTAGTACATCATCAAGTGAAGTTCAAAAATATGAAGTTAGAAAAACAATGATACAAAAAGCGTTGAAGCAACATTTTAATCCTGAGTTTTTAAATCGTATTGATGACATAATTTTATTTAATGCACTGAACGAAGAAACATTGAAAAAAATTATTGATCTTGAAATTGATAGATTGTCAAATAGATTAAAAGATAAAGGTTATAAAGTTAATTTTGACAAAACAGTTACTAATAGAGTATTTGAATTAAATTCACAAGAAGAATATGGTGCTAGACCAGTTAAAAGAATTATTCAAAATCTTTGTGAGGATTTTTTAAGTGAAGAAATTTTAAAAGGTAATATTGTTGAGGGTAAATTAATAAATCTCAAATATAAAGATGAAAAATTATTAATTTCTAAAAAATAATCATAAATAGTTGACTTTTTAATAAAGTTATATATATTTATATCACTATAGGTTCTCTTTGTCGATTACCTTTTCGTTTCTTAAATTAAGTGGGGTTGAACCCACCGAAAGACCTTAAACCCCGACATCTCGTTGGGGTTTTTTTATGGAATTTGGTTTTATCGTTAAACTTTCGTATATTTACTATATATGAAAAAATTAACATTTATCTTAGCTCTTGGTGTAGCACTTACACTAACAGCATGTGGTTCAGGGTCAGCCGCAACAGAAACAACAGACTCTACAGTGGCTCCTGTTGCAGATACAACTGCAGTAGTTGCAGAACCAACAGTATCACCTGTAGAAGGTGGTGAGGCAAAAGATGCTGAAAAACCAGTATCTAATGAAGCTGTAAAATAAGGAATTAGGGGGTTGTGAAATACCTACCCCCTATTTTTTAATTTAAATTTCTACATATGGATAATGTAAACGAAATAAATGGTGACTTAATACTTTTAAGGGGAGTTTCCGGTTCAGGGAAATCAACATTAGCTAACATCATTTTACAACAACCAAATAACAACCCACAAGAAGTTTTATCTGCGGATGATTTTTTTGTTGATGATAACGGTGATTACGTTTTTGATGGTACTAAAATAAAAGAGGCCCATAATTATTGTCAATTTAGATGTTCAGAAAGAATGAGACAAGGAATTGCACGTATTGTCGTTGCAAACACATTTACCCAAGAATGGGAAATGGACGAATATTTTAAAATGGCGGAAAGATACAATTACAGAGTTCATACAGTAATTGTTGAAAATAGACATGGAAATGAAAATGTTCACGGAGTACCTGAAAATAAACTCCAACAAATGAAGGATAGGTTTGAAATAAAGTTATAGATGAGTCAATTTATTGAATCTTATTTTAAAATTATTACACACAAAAAAAACAAGATGAAATTTCACGCTAACTTACATAGAAACCAATGGTTAGTATATCCATTACCTTTTGTTTATTTTTATTTTGAGACATGTCAACCTGACTCTCATATATCAATTTGGAAAAACAAAATATGTGGACTATATTTGTCATTTAATTGGTTAAAACATACTTACAACATCGGATTTCACAAAACAATAAACTAATGTTAGAGATTTTAGAGAAATATTATACTGATGGTTTGTTACATAAACAAACACATCCTACTAAAGATTTGACTATATGGAATTATTCTCCTAAAGTTCAATATGAAAGATTGTGGGATGATATTACTTTGCAATGCCGTGGATTAGTAACCAATTCAAAAGGTGAGGTTGTTGCAAGACCATTTAAGAAATTTTTTAACTACGAAGAACATAAACCAGAAGAAATACCAAATGAAACTTATGTTGTCTACGAAAAGATGGACGGTTCATTAGGAATTCTTTTTAATTATGAAGGAGAATGGATATTAGCCACTCGTGGATCATTCACATCACCGCAAGCAATTAAAGGAAAAGAAATTCTTGATAGACACGACATCAGTGCGTGGAGAAAAGACAATACATATTTGTTTGAAATTATTTATCCTGAAAATAGAATTGTTGTTGATTATAAAGGTGAAGAAAAATTAGTTGTTATTGGTGCTTTTCATACTGAAAGTGGAATGGAAATACCTGATAGTAGTTTATTTTGGACACAAGATTCAGGATTTGAAGTTGCTATGACATACAAAACATGGGGCGAGGGATATGACTTACTTAAAGAAGAAATATCTAAAGATAGAGAAGGATATGTAATTAAATTTAAGAATGGTTTTCGTATGAAAATCAAAGGAGAAGAATATAAAAGATTACATAAAATATTAACTAATTTTTCATCCAAAGATATTTGGGAATTATTGAGGGATGGAAAACCTATGGATGAATTTTTAGATAGAGTTCCTGATGAATTTTACAAGTGGGTTAAACAACAAGTGAGTTCTTTTGAATATGCCAAATACAGAATTGGTGAACATTGTGGTAAGATACATGATTATTTTAGATATGGAAAATATGGTGATGTGGACCCAATGCCAACAAAAAAAGATTTTGCATTACATTTAGAAAAATGCGATGTTGAAACATTTTATAGACCAATATTATTTGCAATGTGGGACGGAAAACCATATGAACATATTATTTGGAGAATAATGAAACCTAAATACGAAAAACCATTTAAGAAAGATGAAAATTAATAATAGATTGAGATTATACCTTGATGATATAAGAACTCCCGTGGATGATGATTGGATTGTTGTGAGAAATTATGATGAATTTGTTGCACAAATAAAATTACATGGATTGGGTAATTTTGAAGTTATATCATTAGATCACGATTTAGGTGAAGGTGCAATGGTAGAATACTATACAAATGTTAAAAACAATTATATGTTGGATTATAACAACATTAATGAAAGAACGGGTATGGATTGTTGTCGTTATTTGGTTAGTGAGAGTATGAATGAAAAAATACCTTTACCTCAAATATATGTACATTCTGCAAACCCGATTGGTTCAGCAAATATGATGGGTTATATCAACAATTATTTAATGAATTGTAGATTACCTCAAACCTGTGTGAGAGTTCAAATTAACCACACTATTGACGAAATATTAATGTTATCACCGGAAGCTAGAAAGGCAAAATGGGATAAATCTATGAATAACGAATAAAATTTTTTATGTTTAAAGGTAATTTATTTTTTCAAAAAAATGATATTAGGATAATCACGTCATATAGATGTGGTCATAGAACAATAAAAAATTTAAAAAATACTGATGGGTCTGTTCTTTTAACTGAGTTTATCATTAACAAAGATACTATTGATTTTTATGACATTTTTAATTACACTGGAATTACTTATTTTATAATAAGAAATCCATTTGAACATTTATTATCTGCCATAAAATTTAATCTTGTAAACTACGCTAATGAATCGGGTAAAAAAAATGACACATTTCATCTTTTAAAAGAACGCGATAAAATAAACGAATGTTTAAATGATTTTTATGAAGAAAAAAATCACCATTGGGTTAAAGATAGACATAAATTTATTTATGAATCAATATTAAACAATAAGAATAAAAATTTTAAATGTGAATTTATATTATTAGAAGATTTATCTAATTTTTTGTCTAAAAATTTTGATGTATCTAAAAATAACATAGACTTTAATGAAAAATTCAATAGTAAAAACTATTTTAATGAAGAAAATGTTTTATTCCTTTTAAAGAAATATAAGTTTAAAAATTTACGTAATTTAATTGATTTATGTTATTTAGATTTACATTATTTTAACTTATTAAAAGAAAATATAATATATGATGATTATTGGTTTAATTTATTTCCTAAAAAATTCACATTTCCTGAAATTAAATTAAAAAATGGTGAATAACTTTTTTTGTTGTTTTATTAAAATGTTGTAATTTTATCATCCAAACTAAATTAACTAACTTACTAAATCCTATTTAATGCAAAAAAATGAAGAACCATTTAAATCCTTGATTATCAAGGACAAATATAAAAATTACGATGATTTTTATAGTGAAAATAAAACATTAATTTATAAATCAATTTTAAACGTTTTTGAAGAATTTAAAACCACAAGTAAAGAAAATCTTACTTTTTATATTTCAGCAAAAATAAAAAACGAAGAATGGGATACTGAATTTAAATTTCATAAACAAGAATCTATAATATTGAAAAGGGATTTAATACCACATTTTGAAGAAATTGAGGATTATGAAACTTGTATTGAGATAAATAATTTATATAAAGAATTGACTTCTTGAAATCTAATTAATATATTAGTAAAGTATCAGGAGAGAGGTACATTTATTTTTTGTCAAGTCCTCGAGGTTTCTACTTCGGGGATTTTTTTTTATAATACCATTCTACTACCTATTTGGAAATTACTTAAAAAGTCAGAAAATGGTTTAGTATTACCACTCATTTTGTAATTAGCGGAGAACCCAAATCTCTTACTAATTTTATAATCAAACGCAGCACCTAATAAAAATCCCATATGTCTATTTACCGTTGTTACACCTGTTGCACTATTATAACTTATAGGTGCAAACATTGTGAATACTTGTGGTGATATTGTAAGTTTTTTATTATACTGATAAGGTTTAGTCCAAAACACAATTGCAGATGTTGCCATATTATATTCAAATCCACCTGTCTCATCGTTTTTAAGGAGTAGATTGATTACACCCACATTATAACCATATGTTCCTTTTTTTGCAGTTGGTTTGATGTATGTATATCCTAATAAATTCATATAGTTTCCACCCAAATATGCAATTCCAGTTCCGTATGAATGTATTGCATCTAATTGTCCGTCATCCGTCATACCCATCTTTGTTATACCACCCGTCATTACAATTGAACTTAAATTACTATTCACCATCAATCCTGCACTATAACTCACATCACCTGCTAACGATGATTTACTAAGTCCTAATGATATAGACGCTAAGAAACTACCCGGAGTTGCTTCCATAACACTTATATCCGATGCCAATAGTGTTGGATTTGTTACCTCTTGTTTTTTCTTTTTTTCTTCTTCTTTTTTCTTTTTCTCTTCCTCTTTTTTAGCTTCTTCTTTCTTCTCTTCTTCTTTTTTGGCTTCTTCCTTTTTCTCCTCAGTCTTTTTTTCTTCTTCTTTCTTTTCTTCTGTTTTAGCTTCAGTTTTCTTTTCTTCGGTTTTTTGTTCTGCAGGTTTGTCCGATTTAGTTTCAGCAGGTTTTGCCTCCGCTGGTTTTGCTTCAGCAGGTTTTGCTTCCGTTGATGATGAACTACTTGATGAACTACCGCCACTTGCAGGAGGTGGAGATGAACTACCACTTGCGGGTGGAGGTGCTGCTGCCGGTGGAGGTGATGCCGTTGGTGGGGGTGCAGTGACTACGGGTGGAGGGGGTGGAGGTGCAATGTTTATTGGTGGTGGTGTAGCTGCATTTGCCGCAGCAGAACTTGCCGCCGCACTTGCCGATGAACTTGCAGCCGATGATGCCGATGAACTTGCAGCCTTTGCCGCCGCCTCTGCGGCTGCTTTTGCTGCAGCATCTGCGGCGGCTTTTGCGGCGGCGTCCGATGCCGCTTTTGCTGCGGCATCTGCAGCTGCCTTTGCGGCTGCGTCAGCGGCAGCTCTTGCAGCGGCATCTGCTGCGGCTCTTGCAGCGGCTTCTTGTGCCAATCTTATATTATCGTTTAATGGACAAGGTGTTGCAAATACACTATTCACCCATTGTTGGAATACACCGCTACTCATGTCAGCTAATGTAACTATTTTAGATTTACCTCTAATAACAGCAACAGTTTGATTTTGACCAAATGGAATTGTAACCACATAGACTTTATTGTCACATGGATCAATATATGTTTGTGTTATAGTACTTTGACTAAACGACTTAACATAAAAAAATAATATTAGGAGAGAGATAATATATTTTTTCATTATTTGTTATTCAAACCTATTGATATTTGTGAGTATCCTCTTATTGGGTCGGAGTCTAATTTTAATGTAACGAATTTAAAATCTTTTATTATACCAACTTTAAATGTGGTGAATGATGAATTTGATTTTGGAAATGAAATACCACCTAAGTCATCTTTACCTTGCCATCTAATAACTTCATTACCAAATCCTACCATACCATGTATTCCCAATTTACCAATTCTTTTACCACCACCAACATAGAAAGTTGATTCTTTTTTCCAATCTTCATCATTAAGTGGAAAATCAACATTATTAATTTTACCATATGGATAATACTGATTGTGGTCTGTAGCATAAGTCATTACATAGTCCATAATGAAATATCCTTTCTTACCACCAACCATTCCCCAAAAAGCACTTTGTTTGTTATTTGTGTGTCCAAATCCAAATGCGTTATAAACTCTTTCTTTTCTAATAGTATCTCTTTTTCCACCTTCATATATATGAATTACACTTCTTTGTCTCCATCCAAAATCATCATACCAAATATAAGGCATTGGTTGATACCACCCCCAATTTCCCCAATAGTAACCAAATTGATTATTTCTATTCCAATTTTGAATACCGACTCTACCACGTTGGTTTGGTTGTGATTGTTGAGGTTCATTATTTCTCCAACTACTCACATTATTTTGTTGTGGTACAGATGGTTGAACTCTTGTTTGAGTTGATTGTGATGTTTGTGATGATGCTGGAACACTTCCACCAGTTTGTCTCCAAGAACTAACTTGGGAATATAACATTATTGTGCAGAATAATATTAATATTAATATTAAACCTGTAACTAATAAAACCTTTTTCATACTGTTTCAGTTAAAATTGTGGTTAGTAAATAACCGGTTATTATTGGGAATGGTGAAAATATTAAAAAAAAGAACAACAACCTCCAAACCAATGGGTCAACATTGGTACGGTGACTTAAACCACTACATACACCAAAGAAAACTTTATCGTCGTGAACTCTCTTAAACTTTTTCATATAATATAAATATTAAAAAAGGGGTTATAAAACCCCTTTTAAACATATTCTATCTAATTCTTCTTGCCTGAGTGCTACAGTTGAATCTATCTGTCCTCCATCGGATATAATATTTACTAAATAAAGTCCAAGTTTCTTTTCACTTATCTCAATTTCTTGCCCATGTATAAACCCCATTTCCATTAATTTTAATCTCATACATGGTGTACAATTTTCACAAGGATTATTTTGTGGAACGTCCACTACTTCATATTTCATTATTTCGTGAATATACCTTTTTTAATCATTCTATCAAGGATGTTAGCACATGCAATGTCTAAAGCTTTCTTTGTTGCAATACTAATTGTTGATTGATTGAACTTAATTGGGTCAATGGTCGCATCCGATAAAAGGGTTAACTCTCTTTTTGTTGTTGCCTCACCTAAACCTGACCCACCAAATACGACACCTGTTTCAGCATCCGTAAATCTAACTTGAAGACCTATACGAGTCACCATATTGTCTTGTATACCATTTTTAAGGTTGATAGTTTCATCTTCTGACACCGAGTAGTCATAACACTCAATGGTGACAAAATACTTCGCCAAATTGATTTTACCACGTCCATCTAATTTATTTTCAGAAATACCCGCAGCGGACGCTTGAAATTGTTTTACCATCCTATTCTTAATTTCTGTCTTATCTTCAGTAAATTTGAATCTGTTTAAGTTTTCAAGGTATTCCATTGAAATGTTAGCAACACCCAAACCAACACGTTTTTCTTTTAATTCAGGATACATCTCATACATCTCATCAGAAATTCCTGCTTTTAATATTTGAATAGGAATTTGAGGACCATCATAGTCCATATATGCACTTATGTCTCGTTTTTTTTCAAAATCTGCTTTATATTGTTCGGTTTTTGTTGATCCGATTGTTTGACCCATTGCATTATCTGCAATTAAACAGGATACAATAAAAATTAAAAATATTATTAAATGTCTCATAGTTTTATATTAAGGGTTCCATTTATTTAATGCACTTATGTAATTACTCGTCATATGATCTTTGGCAGTATTACCTGTGAATACAGCTTTAAGATATTCACCAACTCTTTGCCAATCAATCATCCATTTTTTAACTTTACCCTCACTATCGATACGTAATTCGGTATTAACGTGATGATATCCGATATTTGGGGCACGAGTAACGACATCTAAATTATTAACAATCCTTAATGATTCAATTGATGATTTATCAAAGTTCTGTTTGAATACTTTATTCCCAACTCTTGGACTACCGATAGTACAACATATAATTTTATTTGATTTATAAATTGAATAAATCTCATATGCACATAAGGTAGAAACTGCAGCTCCCAAACTGTGACCGCAAACAATAATATTGTCAACTTCACCTTCCCCACCTAATGTGGATAATGCTTTTTCAAATGATTTATAAGTTTCGTCTTTAACAGCGTCCCAAGATGATTTAAATCCAATGTGAACTTTTTCACCATCTTGAACAAATGGAACTTTATCAATTGATGCGTCGTTTTGGAAATCCTTTTTAGAAGAACTTCCTCTCCAAACAATATAGATAGATTTATCCTTTGTGGCAACAAATCCTTGTGTATCTGTTTTTTTATCATCAATCCATTTAATTAATTTTAATCTTTGTGCTTTAAAATCAATGTCTTTTTGTTCTGAATATACTTTCTCGGTTAAACCGACGTTGTATAGTATTTCGTTTTTTGTCATTGTGTATTTGTTTTTGTTATATTATTACTGTCTTGCTGGCCATATACCACGAGTGGCTATTATGTATTTCATACCATCTATAGGTGGTTCCATTTTAGGTACCGCAAATAAATTTGGTGTTGCTCCGTATCTATCTTGCAGTAATACATATAACGCCTCATTTTCCCTTATGTTTAATAATTGTCCGTTGCATTCTACATATCCTTGAGGAGCGTAGCCCCCTGCAAATAATTTAATTGACCCAATTAATTCTTCTTCCATAGTTTATTGTGTTTTTGTTTTAGATTGATCACCTTTCTTTAAGAATATATCAAATATTGTTTTAGGACAATATTCTACAAGTAATATTAAACCCTTTCTCAATGTGGAGTTTTTTACAACGTGTTCTAAAATATCTTTTATGACCTCTTTAATGGCGAAATTTTTGGTATCAAAATAGGTTCCATCAAAATATCTTGGACTTGTTCCCTCACCTCCTGGTGAACCGTGATGAGCACCTATGGAAGTACGCCAATAATCAGCATGATTTTGCCATTCAGGAACTGAAACCAATTCAGGTGAATCAAAAAATAAATTCCACGATAATACATTACCCTTTTGTAACATATTACCAGTACCTAAGTTAAAAAGATTTAAAAAGTATTGATTAAACTTATCTAATTTGTGATCACTTGTTGTTACCATTCCTCCTATTTCTACATTGATATGTCCTGTACTATATGCTTCTTCCTTTATGGCAAATTCAGGATTTTTAAATCTTGGTGATAAACCCTTTCCGAGTTGAAATATAGGTTCTTTAGGATTTCCTGGTAGATGTGTTAAAACACGAATAGCATTTTCTTTGTTGATAGGATACTTACGAGAACTGTATTTTAATAATGGCCAAATTGCTCTTAATAGACCACCTTGATTTTCACCTGGTGTTAACCAAATTTTTCCCTCAACCATCATATCCGCAGCAATTTCCTTTGTGTCTTCATTAACCCATCCTCTTTGTCCCGTAACTGTTACTTCCACATTGATACAAATCTCATCTCCAATCCACATCCCTTGTTGAGGACAGATTATGGAATAAATTCTACCTTCATTGGTATATCCTATTCTTGAAATATAAGGAGCAAATTGTACATAACAACGTTTTGGGTCTTTTTCCCCATTTAGGGTATTCCAACTAAACATTGGCCATTTAACACCCCATTGTCTTTGTAGTAAATTAATGTTATCCATATTACCCAACATAGGTAATGAGGTTAAATCTGTGGTAGGATATAGCATTTTCTTTTGTTTTTCAGATGGAAAACCACCTTGCCATCCCGTAGGAATTTGTTCGTTTGTCATATTCTTTTAATATAAATACACAAAAAAGGGAGTTTTTAACTCCCTTTTATACTAACCTTCTGTTTCTTCTTTCTTTTTGTGAGAGAATTTATCCAAAGTATCTGCACCCATTCCAATTCCCGTGATTAACATCACCGCATTCACCAATTCAGGTGATGGAGCGAAATCCGCGTGAGAGAACGAATTTAAAATCATCGTAATACATAGGAATAAAGCACCTATCATTGCTATTACCGGCTTTACCGATATTGATCCTCTTTCATCTTTGAAAATTTCAATAACCCATTGTTTAAAATTCATAGTTTTTTATTTTTTGTCTTTTGTTTATTTTATCCTTCCGTATGCATTTCTGCATTTTCATCTTTAATTTTACCACATTTCAAACACTCCTCGGTACCATCACCGTCTAAGTCACCCCAAACGTGTTCACATTGTCTATGTGCGAAATATATGTCAATTTTACCATCACCATCAAAATCAATACCATCCATTGTACCATCACCATCCTCATCTACTTCAACACCAGTTCTTGGTTGTGATTTGAAAGGACTTTCAACAACTTGAGGATTATTTGGTTCTGATTTTACCTCTACTTTGTTTGCCTCAATTAAGTTGATTTCATGTGCGTTCTTTGCAGCTTGCACAAATGCATCTGGAATCAATGGAGTGTTATTTGGTGGAGTTACAGGCATATCAGCAGTATTACTCATTGACGTACCATCTTCTTCGTCCATTTTCTGAACTAACATCTTATCCTTATCAGTATCACTAAACCAATAGTCAATGATTTTACCATAACTACCGATAAACGCTCCTAATAATAATAAAAGAAGTTCTTTCCATTCTCCTTCAATTGTAGATTTATTTAATATACCAAAGAACATTCCTCCGATAATAATCATAAATCCACCTAATACTATCGCAGTGATATACCACCTGCGTTTCATCATATTTGCTAATAAATCCTTAAATCCGCTTGGCGGTTGTTCATTACTCATCTTTTTTTAATTTAAAATTACCATTTAGGTGCTTCTTCTTTAAACTCATCACCCTCTTTCTTTTTAGGTTTTGATTGTTCTTTAACAGTTTCTTTTTCTTTAATAATAACTGTCTTACCACCACCCGCAGATTGAGTTTGTGTGTTTTGAATGTTAATTACAGGTGCCGCTTGTTGAACGGGAGCCTCTTTTTCGTCACCACCTGTTAATTTTGTTGTAAACCAACCACCCACACCTAATGTGATAGTGCTTACTAAACCGATAATGATGTTCTTAATTGAACCACCGGTTGATTGTTCTTGTTGTTCTTCTGCCATAATTTTGTGTTTTTTGTCTTTATATAATTATCTTAAATTTTATTAAAATCAGTTATTCCTAACATATTACCCGCAACATCATATAATGCAATCCTATATGCTGAAGACGGTAAAGCGGATGTATACACCCTTAAAATGTTATCACCAACCTTAACCTCACTTGTTGATTTTGATACCACTCTGTTGGAAATATCAAAAATCTTAACGGTTACGGTTTGTGCAACATCACTTTTTATGTTCATCGCAACTTCATTTGTTATAAATGAAGTTTCTAATTTTAATCCCACTGAACTTGAGATTTTAAGGTTGTCGCTAATCACTTGTGGTTGCATTGGTATGTCTACCTTTCTACATCCAACAAATAAGATTAATCCAAAGAGTACGAGAGATACTTTTTTCATTTTTTGTCTTTTTTAATTTATAATTATTCTTGTTTTACCTATTTGATTATTATTTTGATCCTTTAATACGACACTTAGGTTTTTTGTCGGTAAGGTATTAGTAAATATTTTAAGAGAGTTTAAACCTACTTTACCAGTAAATCTTTCCCTTGATACTACTTGGTTTTGAACCGTATCAATCATTGTTAAAGTGTATACTCCTCCTGTAGTTAAATTAATATTAATAACATCCCCGTTTTTTACCTTATTTTCAGATAAGGAGAAAAATTCCACATTTGTTGGTGACACAGGTGTAAACGGAACCGTTTTTTTGCACGATATTATAAAAACCATACAACACAATAATATAATTTTGATACGTTTCATATTTTAAAATTGAAAGTTTGTTCCTATCATAAATAGAATTGGATTACTCTTTTTATACCCAACCGATTCACTTAATTTATTCCAAGTTGTGTTATATCTGATGTTAGTGTTTAATATAAATCTTTTGGTTATTTTCCAATCCATAGATGTACCATAATATAAGTCCAAATTGAAATCATCCACATATGCTAAATCCGATTCAGTCCCATCTTTGAATACTTTGTAGATATCACTCATTGCAAATATTTGTGGTGAGATGTTTACTCTCTTTGTTTTGAATGTATATGTGTACATTACCATACCCCTATAAGTTATTTGAGATGCTGCCGGTAATATTGGATATATTAAATCTTTAAAATTACCATTTTCATCTACTGTATATTTTCCTTCCCATTGACCTTGATAACTTCCCCAAAACGATTTTGATGCAATTATACTATAACCAAATGTTCCAAACTTTTTAGTTCTGAATACATCAATGAATGATAAGGTAATATCTTTTTGAAAATTAAAATCCGTAGAATAAAATGATTGTAATGTAGTAGTTCTTGTATCTGTATTTCTACTAAAACCATATCCTACTCCATAATAATTCCACATCGGATTTATTGATGATGCAAATGAGTGACCCCATTTACCATTTTTAGATGATTTACTATATCCTAAATTTAAGGTAGTAGATACTTGTTTACCAATTACACCTACTGATAAATTTGAGGATGAAAGAACATCTTTTGAAAAATCAATATACGACTCTAATATACCTAAGTTATTCCAATCACCACTTTCTCCAAATAATTCTTTTGCTGATAGTTGTAATGTATCAGGCGTTTGTGCGTTTGCAACAAAACCAATTAAAACTAATGATATAATTAATAATATTTTTTTCACTTATATTATAAATTTAATAGTTTATTTTTCATCTCTGTGTGAAAAGCTAATTCAATCCTTCCCTGCAGAATATCTTTTCGTTTATATCCATCATTAAATAACCATTTTTCAGTTTCAATATCATCTATTAGATAAGCCACTTCTACATATACTTCTTCTTCCGTATATCGGAAACCATTATACCAGTTACCAGGAACTTGATTAAAACACTTAACATTTACAATTTTATATTTTCCACTTTTAATGATAAAATTTTTCATTTCATCATATCCAAAATTAAATTCCATAATTTTTAATTTATTTTTATTTTTAATGATTTTCCATCTTTATTAACCGCATCCGTTGAACCTATTGAAATTAAACCCAATATGTTATCCAATTTTGTATTTGCCGAAAATGAAATCTTATATGTTGTTGTGTTATCCAAACTTGTACTACCATCACTTACCAACGAACCTAAATTAATGTAATTACCCTTGTTGGTTGCATAGTTGGTAGGTGAACCTTTTGTGGTAAATTGTATTCCTTTAAAATTTAAGACCGAATTATCATAGTTTAATTGAAATTGAGTTCCTACCACGTTTTGTTGTAATGGGTCAAATGTGATGTAAGCATAAACACTATCACCAATTACTTCGGTCATAATAGATGCGTTGATGTCAGTTGATATTGGTGTACTCATTGATGTTCTAACTGACATCGTTGTGATATTATTTGATGGAGGTGTTGCCGAATGAGATAAGTTCACATCACCTTTCCAACTAACAGCCAAATCGTAGTTATAACTTATTACATTATCTAATAAACTAAAATTATAAGTTTTTCCTGCAAAATTTTGAAAAGAACTCCAAGTTGACTTACCAATTTTATTATAAATTGAATCGGGTATCAAACGTATTGTATTATCCAAAGTATAATTACTAACTAAGTTTTGTACACCCGTTAGATTTTGTAATAATTTGAAACAATCCGCTTCATTAAATAAACCATCATCATTTACATCTGCGTTTTTATATTGAATTCCGTAAGTAAACTCATTACCACTTTGATTTCCAAATATACCACCATTTGCCAATTCCTTAAATGCCAAATAAACATCTGATACTGTTACGATACTATTATACAAAGTTTTTAATTGTGTACTATCA